CTATTTAGATTACATTTACCTTCCAGACATCTTGCCCATGCTTGACCGTATGGTAGAAGGGCGCAGTCAACATTCTGATGTCAACATGGTATACCCCCATAAATATCGACTAAGTGAGATGGCTAAAATATTGTGCAATCATTTAGGACTGCCACTAACAAAGATTAAAATTAAAAATTCAACAGGCAATAATTTAACAGGAGACAGTGTAGCATTGTCTAGTTATAATTTTAACCTAATTGGATTAGAACAAGGACTAAGGAATTATAAATGAAAGTTGTTTACGTTACCGGTTGTTTAGGTTTTATTGGTTACCACGTAACTAAAAAATGTTTAGACAAAGGTTGGTATGTTATAGGTGTTGACAAAGAAACTTATGCTGCCAATCTACAGTTCTTACCGGAACTACAGGCATATCCAAAATTTAAATATATCAAACAAGACATTCGTGATATCACTTACTTGTTAGACTGCGACTATGTTATTAATACTGCCGCAGAAAGTCACGTAGATAATTCAATTGTAGGCAGTGAAGTATTTTTAAACAGCAACATCTACGGTGTTCACAACCTACTACAAAACTTACAAAAGAACAAGTTCAAGGTTCCTACATTACTACACTTTTCCACAGACGAAGTCTACGGAGATATTGTAGAAGGTAGTCATACTGAAACAGATATCCTAAAGCCAAGCAACCCTTATAGTGCTACTAAAGCGGCTGCTGACATGTTGATCAGTGCTTGGGCTCGTACACATAACATCCCCTGGGTCATTGTTCGACCTACTAACAACTATGGTATCGGGCAGTATGTTGAAAAGCTAATCCCTAAGGCTGTTAAGTATTTGAGCATTGGCCGTAAGATTCCATTGCACGAAAACGGCACTCCCAGACGCACCTGGTTACATGTCAGCGATACAGCTAATGCTATCATCCACATTGTTGAGAGTGGAGTAACTGGAGAGATCTTTAACATCAGTGGTAACAGTGAAGACAGCAACATTAACATTGCCAAGAAGATTATCAAACAAGTTACCGGCACTGAAAACTACGAAGACTACATCGACTTTAGTTGGGGTCGTAAAGGACAGGATGTCCGTTACAGTATTGACGACAGCAAACTACAAGCCCTAGGTTGGAAAGCTGAGGCCAACTTCGATGAAGAACTAGCTAAAATTGTAGACTATTATAAAAATAACTTTGTTTGGTAAAATATGAAAACGAATCTTTTAATTATCCCCGCAGGCCCTAATGCACTATTTCAACAGTGGGGAGACTATTCTAACTGCAACTTTGATCTAGTAGTACTCAATTGGACTTCTGCTCCATTAACTAATTTAGAACACGCTGCCTATGTAGAAACTACGCCAGGTCAGAAGTGGAAAATTGTTGCAGATTTTGCTGGCAAACAAGATCTAAGTCAGTATGAATACATTTGGATTTTAGATGACGATTGCCTAACTACTCCAGAAGGTGTTGAGGCTACATTTAATTTCTGTAAAGAACATAATTTAGACATGGCGCAGCCTGCACTAACTCCCGACAGTTTTAGAACACACCCTAGCACCTTTTTAATTCCTGGTGCCAAGATGCACATCACTGATACTGTAGAAATTATGTGTCCTATCTTTAGTCAACGTGCTTGGCCTGAATGCTCTGAACACTTTGGCAAGATGCCTGCAGGTGTGGGCTACGGACTTGAAGGTTACTGGGCAGGAGTTCTTGACAGTAAATCAGGTACAACTAAGTTTGGAGGTCGAGTAGCTGTTATTGATCTATATCCAGTTAGGCATGTTAAGACCGTTACAGGTCCGGCTGAATATGCTAGAATGGGCATTGATCCAAATGATGACGGGCGGTACTTCCAACAGTTAGGATTTGGTTGGTCTTTTAATACCATTGAAGTAGTAACGTAATTGCATAGGTATTAAATACTGGATGTATTCTTTTTATGAAATTATATTAAGTACCCCAAATGTTAAAAAATTAACTTATAAATTGTATTCGCACGGCCCAGCGCAAACCTGGGCTAAATTAATAAACAATTGCAATGTAGAGCAACTACGAAAAAGTTTAAATCCAATTCGTGCTATTAATAATATAGAAGATAAAATTAATGAATTAATACAGTTAATTGAAAGAATGAATAGTTGGATGCCAACAAAAATAATTACATTTAATAATACTGATACAATAGCAAACAATTTAAACCGCTTACATATTCATTTTCCGGAACTTGAAAAATCAGAAACAGACACTAGTAGGTTAGAACAACTGTCAGCATACAATGATTTGATACATGAATTAGAAACATTAAATGTTGCAAAAAATTTTAATTATATTTTAATATGTCCCGACTCTCATAATGAATTGGATGAGTTAATATCTATTGAAGATTTTAAATATTTTACCCCAAACAGAAATATTGGAGATTTATTGCTACATTATTGTCATATAGGAAGACATCCACTTGAATTGTACGTAAATAATGATGTCAATTGTCCTGCCGATCAAATTTTACCACAGTATAAAATATCACCATATCATACCTTGCGATTTTCTAAATTTACAATAGACTGGAGGAAATTTACTAATTTTTATTATGCTAGTAAACTGGCCTGGCCATACAAAATAACTGACCCTAGATTGGCCATAGGATATATTCCAATAGGAACATTGATAAAAATAAATGATGTTGAAGTTGAAAATAACACAGAGTATCAAGAATTACTAATGCCGGGTACAAGAATAATAGGTTGGAAAATATTTTAATATGATAAATGTACCTACTAATAATTTTAATGCAATAATTGTTACCGATACCGCAGACTATCCAAAGTGGGTTAGGGGATACGGAGCACACAGAATAGCTACACATCTTAGAGAAAACGGTTATTCGGTATTAGTAATTGATTTTTCTTCAGCACTTGATATCCATATTTGGGAAGAAATTCTTAAAGTCTCAATAGGCACCGATACAAGATTTGTAGGTTTTAGCTCTAGCTGGTGGCCTTATAGAAATAAAACAGACAATCAACTTCCTATTCCCTCGAATGGATCGCATGACTCTAAAGAAGTAAATCGTGATAGATCAATGTTTGGGAACAATGGTCAGAACACACTCACCGAATCTGCATTCTTAGGTAAAGCAAAGCCCTGGGTCGATCTTGTAAAAAAATACAATTCAAAAACTAAAATACTTTTAGGAGGTGTTAAAATAGATTGGTATACAGATTTTCCAGCGGATCATTTTATGGCAGGATACAGCGAGGTACAAATATTAGATTTTTTACAACAACCAAATCGTATTTGGAATACTTTAATTAACTACGATAGCTCTGCCGAGAGTAAAAACTGGGGATGGTTAGAAAGTTTTACTAGTTATACCAAATATGATCAAATTCGTAGTGATGAACTAATGACTATAGAAATTGCGCGGGGGTGTCGATTTTCCTGTTTATTTTGCGCCTGGCCGTTAATAGGAAAAAAAGATATAGCAAAATACGTTAAAGATTCAAAGTCGCTTTATACAGAACTATTAGATAACTATACAAAATGGGGAATTACTGATTATTTTGTAGCCGATGACACCTTTAATGATTCAACTGAAAAATTAAAATGTGTGGCTGAAGTTGTAAAGTTATTACCGTTCAAACCAAGATTTAGATGTTATATACGTATTGATCTAATAGCAACACATCCAGAACAAGCTCAGTTATTATTAGACATTGGTGTAAACATGGTATTCGTTGGTATCGAAACCTTCCATCCTAAAAGTGCCAAGGTAATTGGTAAAGGTATGGATTCAGAAAAACGTAAACAGACTTTATATTATGTACAAAAAATATGGGGAGATCGAGTACGTGTTCAGGGAGGATATATTATTGGACTCCCGCATGAATCCTATGCAGATATGTGTAAGAGTCATACTTGGTTTATGCAACCAGACTGCCCAGTGCATGATATATTTTATTTTCCGTTAATTATAACTCCGCCAGAACTTTACCCAAATAAACCTACAAGTGAACTAGAAAGATCATATGAAAAATACGGATATGTAATTACAAAAGAAAATATGCATATTGGTCATTGGACTAAAAATGATGATTCTGACATAACAAGTTTTATTCAATCAAATGCAATCGCAAGACTATTAAATGCTGGCATACAAAATAAAATAAAATTATCTACTGTAAATAATTTTCGTAGGTACAATTCAGAGACAGGTACAATCAAAGATCCGACTACTGAATATTTTCCAAATTTGTTAACTATGTTAAAACATGATGCTGAAATTGTCAAAGTAAATACTGTATGATAAAGATTATTGAAACATGCCCTATTACTGAGATATTAGACTGCTATTTTAATATTGAAAAAGACATTATATGGACAGATTATAATGGTAAGAAACAAACCGGATTACAATTTAAAGAGAATGAAGATCCGTGGGCTAGTGCTGTTGGTACAAGCAATGGCGATGAGCTTGCATATACTAATCTAAATCCCTTTTTCAAAGATACTATTTTTGAAGATTTAATTAATCAATATAAATTAAAAAGAACAAGACTTATGTGGATTAGTCCTATGACCTGTTACAGTATGCACAAAGACACTACTCCTCGAATTCATATACCTATGATCACTAATCCAGAATGTTATTTTGTTTTTAAGTCAGGCATTATTCGACATATGCCTGCAGGCTTAGTATACTGGACTAATACGGTTAACTTACATACGTTTATGAATTGTTCTAATAAACCTAGATTACATTTAATTGGTGTAGTCATATGAGATTTGATAAAATAACAAATGCAGCAATTGCAATAGAGCCAGAATCAGTAGATATTTCTCAATTTATTAAATTTAAAGAAAAATTTAATAAATGGATTCACTCATCCACTCAACCGGTAAAAGGATTGCCTAAATCATATTATATTGTATCAGGTGTAACTGATGCATTTAATCAAATGTATGGAATGTATAATAAGATAGGAATATTTGAAAGTGAATATGGCTATCATTCATTGGTTATTAAAAATCGTGTTACTTTTAATTTAGACGAAGCAGATGCAATAGTAGTAAGTCATCCATTTAGTGCTGACGGAATGAGTTCACATGAAAAAATTAAAATTGCAGATTCTTATAATAAACCCATATTTGTTGACTGTGCTTTTTTTGGAGTATGTCACGATATAGATTTTGATTTTTCTAGTTATAAAAATATACACAGTGTTTGTTTTTCATTATCTAAATCTTTTGGCACAGGATTACATAGAGTTGGATTATTATATACCGTAGATCCGTATCCAGTAACCGTATATTCGCAGTGGCATTATCCACTAGTAGCCTGTGCTGAACATCATTATACATTATTAGATACAATGTCTCCGGACTCAATGATACAAAAATATAAAGATTCTCAATTAGCTGTTTGCCAAGAATTTAACCTTATACCGTCTAATACTATATTATTTGGATTAGATTACTCTGAAAAATATATAAGTTTTAAACGGGGATCAGTCAATCGTTTATGCATAAGTCACTTACTAAAATTATGAATAATGTATATCCAATTCACGTTAAAAGATCAGTCCCTCAACCATTTAAAGTAATTAACTGGAAACTACATAATGTATGCAATTACTCGTGTAGTTTTTGTGGTAAAGAAAATAATAGTGGAAATGAACGGTGGTTTACATTAGAAAAGTACAAATCAATTGTTGATAAAATTGCTGAGGCATGTGTAGGAACTCCTTTTTATATTGTTTATACTGGAGGTGAACCTACATTATATCCTGATTTAATAGAGTTATTGCAGCATTCAAAAAATAAAGGTGCTTGGAATATATTAGCAAGTAACGGTTCTAGAACAATGCGCTGGTGGAAAGAATTGGCCAAAATTGATAATATATTAACTCGTCTAGCATTAACATATCATGCTGAACAAACGGTTGATTATAATAATATTGCTGATATAATGAATTTATTTCTTAATTTTGAAACTGAAACAGTATGTGAAGTTACACATACTAAAGATAATATTCCTCAAGCAATTAACGCATTTAATTATTTAATAAACAACACTGGTGGAATAATTGATATTAAAGGAATGAATATTGACGAATATGATATCTATGACCTATACTCAGAGGAAGAACTATCTATTATTAAACACGCTAGTTATAAACCTGGAATACTAACAAATATTAAAAAAAAATCTCCTATTCCAAATAAGTTACGGTTAGGTGCTGAATTATTAGTAACTAATAATTTAGGAATTACAAAAAATATTAACGTTCAACAACTTATGAAAAATAAATGGAATAAATTTTTAGGATGGGAATGTCAGGTAGGAAAAGATTTCTTGGACATTAACTTCCAGACTATTAACAGATCAGTATGTGGAGTCACTGGCCCAATTGGACATGTTGACGATCTTAAGTATAATTTTTCTAATAACGCAGTTATTTGTAATAAGGTTACATGTGGGTGTTTTCATGATCTGTTAACCACTAAAACAAAACAATGAAATACCCATTTTTAACAAATAATGAATTAATATTGTTCGACTATTTACCCGGCGGATCCGGTCAACTTCTAATGCGTATTTGGTCAGAGTTGGATATTAAATTAGATTATACCAATACTAAAATTTTATCTGATATTCCTATTAATTCTCATAAATCTTCTAGAGAGATAGCATATGAAATAATTGTACCAAAAAGAATTACTAATTGGTTTTTAGACCGTTGTGAACCCACTGGTATAAATGACTATGTTCAATTTTTTGAATTTTTAGGAACACATTTATTGGCCGGCCAACAACAGTGGAATTGGGGGGATACCAAATTAAAATTTTACGAAAATTCTAAATATGAAATGAAAAATTATAGAATATTATACGGAATTCATTCTTGGGATAAAGCTATTCCTTTTAAAGAAATGCAGGATCTTGGATATAACATTCGATGTATTTCACTAATTCCAAAGACAGAAATAGCAAATTTATATCAAAGTACTAGGTGTAAAATATGTTATCCATTGACTGATATATTTTGGAACTATTCATTGAAGAAATTTAACAACAAACCTGTTACAGAATATTTTGATTTTTATACATTATTATCAAACAAAGACACAGCAGCAATATTGTCTTGGCTATCCACCCAACTCAATGAAGATTTCAATGCAGATAAAATATCATACGTGACAGATATTTTAGAAACTTATTACACAGAGATTATTGATAATTTATATGTTTGAACGATATTATTCAGTTAATGGATCTAGAGGAAGTTTAGCCGAAGTATGGATAGACAAAGATGAAAAATTGGTTAAAAAATACTATAAAATTAACGGCAATACTATTCAAAATCGTCCACCAGTGCATAATACCATAGAAGAAATTAACAAACTTTATAAAAATGAAATATATTGGTCTACAAAATTAAAATCGGATCTATTAGTAAAAACATATGAACATGGCAAATTAGACGATCAATTTGGATATTATATTTTGCAAGAGTGGCCGGGGCCGGACTTATTACAATATCCCCGCAATGATTTAAATATTGTCTTTCCTAATATAACAGAACAAATAGAACATATGTTTAAATTTTTTAAACAGCATAATATGTATAAATTAAATAATGCTATGTGTAATTTGACTGGAAAAAACGGTCAACTTATGTGTTTTGATTTTAAATATGCAGTTACTAGGAATGCACAAAATATTAACTTAGAAAGACATAGTATAAAAGAATGGATCAGTAAGATTGACCCTGAGTTAATTTTTAAACTAGAATCACTGTTATAAAACTTTAAATAAGTTGTAAAAATACAACGCTAAAAGAGGTTGACAAAGTGGTAAAACCGTGCTATAATATATACAACATGATTAATATACATCCAGCACTTAACCCACTCGAAGTCATCCTTGTTGAAGAGGATATGTCTAAGAAAGGGATTACACACTATACAATGACTCAAGGCAACGACTGCATCTGGGTCTATTATAGTTTTATGAATCTTTACTACATTTTTAAACAAGGACGTATCCATGACATCCAAATTGATTAAAATTATGCAGGAGACCACCGAGTGGGAAAACGGTGGGGCCAACCATGTCTACATATTTAAAGAGAAGCCCGTGGGCCGGAGTGCCAGGGCTATTGCTTATGTGCCGGCAGGCTCAAAGGTGGTGCAACGATTCAAGAAGCCGCTAGACTTAGACCTCAAGGGTAGGACATTTGTTGAGTTGACAGACTGAGAATTTTTTAGTATAATAAGACAACTGGCCTTAGTTCAATGGATAGAACAGTAGCCTTCTAAGCTATCAATACAGGTTCGATTCCTGTAGGCCGGACCAAATGTGTTGTAAAAATACAACAAAAATAATTTGTCAAAATTGCAAAAAGTAGTTGACAAGAAGACTAAATAACTGTATAATTAACACATAGACAGCAATGATGCTGTTCATGTAAAACAAAAGGGTTTAAGAGAAAACAAAATGCAAAACATTGCTAGACATCAACAATTTAATACGATGCCCAAACAGGTAGGCTTTATAGCCTCCAACTGGCTAGCGATTAATTGCGGAAGTTTATCATATGATCGCACACCAGAGATTTTAAGGGTCCGGGAGGACATTGTGTAACACAAATTACACGCAAACTCCAAGGACCCTAGGATTAAAAACCCTGGGGTTTTTTGTTTTTGGAAAAGGAAGAATGACAGATAGAAAGATTAAAGAAGCAGAGTTTACTAGACAGCATACGCTAAGTCCGGAGCAGTTTAAAAAATTGCTTGAAGACAAAATGTCTCGTGCTATACAGTATTACGAAGCAGATAGAAAGCGCGAGATTGCTCAAGGGTGATTGTAGACCGCAAAGTGTTATAGGAAACGAGATCCTAGCCCGCACTTAAAACATGGGCAAATGGGCGGCCTGTAGGATGAAGCACTTCTTCTAGTGTGAAAAATTACAGCGTATTAAAATGTTTTCATAGCGCCTTGAAAGCGCCGGAACGGATATAGTCTAGAACATTTTAATACACACATTCTTTATAAGTGAACATAGTTTGCTTATGGATTGGTAATTACCGGTCGTGAGTGTGTTAACAAATTGGATGTGTGACCGAGAGGCCGAAGGTGACGGACTGTAAATCCGTTCGTAACAGCACGTTGGTTCGAATCCAACCGCATCCACCAAATATGTAGTGTGTTCCCTGTTGCCGGCTGTAACCCGGTAGACTTATTAAGCAGGGTGGCAGTCAAGTGGTTCGATTCCATCACGCTACACCAAATTAGCTCTGTAAGCATTAGTGGCGATGCAGGCGCCTTGTAAGCGTCAGAAGAGGGTTCGATTCCTTCACGGAGCACCAAGTTATGGTCTTGTCATATAGTGGTTATTATACCGGCCTGTCTAGTCGGATATCGGGGTTCGATTCCCCGCAGGATCGCCAAGTTTACCTCTCATTGGGCTAGCGGCTATGCCTCCTTGTTTGGAACGAGGAAATCGAAGGTTCGAGTCCTTCATGGGAGACCAAGATATGGAAAGTAATGCAGCGGGGATGGTCCTGCGACTGGCCTTGAAAACCAGGTTCTCTTAACGGGGATGGGGTTCGACTCCTCTGCTTTCCGCCAATAGTTATTGACAAAGTCCACATAAGATTGTATAATTACATTATGCGACCGTAAGTGGAATATGGCAGACCTCCCGCTATGCTCATAGCATAGAATGGGGAAGGGGCACATAACATAGTTACCGTGCTCTTGTAGGTTCGAAACCTACCGGTCGTACCAGTTAATGAATTAAGGAACGGTCCTATAATGGTATTAGAGCAGATTGCTAATCTGTCGCTCGGCGTAATCCGGGTTCTGAGTTCGAGTCTCAGTCGTTCCGCCAAAGTATATTGCGGGTAAGGCCCGGTCACTACTCCGGTCTCATAAGCCAGGAGCATCGTTGGTTCAAATCCAACACCCGCAACCAAGTTATGTATCTCTAGTGTAATGGCAGCATCGCGGTCTCCAAAACCGTCAGTCAAGGTTCGAGTCCTTGGAGGTACGCCAAAGTTATATGAGGGTGCCAGAGAGGTCTAATGGCGCAGTCTGCAAAACTGTTGTTCGTGGGTTCAAATCCCACTCCTCATTCCAGTTTATTCCCCGATAGCACAGAGGTAGTTGCGCTTCGCTGTTAACGAAGATGTCGTACGTTCGATCCGTACTCGGGGAGCCAGTATTTGGGGGCAGCAGAGGGCTGCGGTGTTCACTTGCAATGATCATGTCTAGTGGGGTTCGATACCCCCGGCCTCCACCAAATTTTTCCCGGATAGTTAAATGGTATAACGATTCGCATAACGGATAAATATATTTGTTATAAGGATATGCGATTATGAAACTATGCCCTAAGTGCAACACAGCACACACTAAGCCTGGAATTTTTTGTAGTAGAACATGTGCTAATAGTAGAACATGGACAGATATACAAAAAGAAGAAAGATCAAAACAATTAAAGGAAGTATTTTCTTCCTTTGGCAAAGAAAAATTAAAACAGCGGTCGCTAAAAGGGTCTAACGGTAGATCTGCTACTGCTAAACAACGATTACTATCTTCGGACACTAAATTACTAGGCCACGATGGCCGTCGTAAGAAAGTGTTAATTGAGCAAGATCATAAATGTAACAAGTGTGGTCTAACTGATTGGTTAGGAGAATCTCTTAGCTTAGAATTAGACCATATCGATGGAAACAACAAAAACAATGACAGATCTAATTTAGAGTGTCTTTGTCCAAACTGTCACGCACAAACACCAACATGGCGTGGCAGAAATAGAAAATTAGCCGCGTAACTCAGAGGCAGAGTAATCGCTTGATAAGCGATAAGTCGACATTTCAAAATTGTCCGTGGCTACCAAGTTTAGGATGCGTTCAGCAACTTATAAAATTCAACTTTTAATTGAAAAATAAGCATCCTGTTTTATTACACTGTCGTCGTCTAGTGGCTAGGACGCTACCCTTTCAAGGTGGAGAAGCGGGATCGATACCCGTCGACAGTACCAAGTTTAGGATTCTTTCAGCAAATTTAAAAACTTTCACTGTAAATGAAAAAAAGCGAATCCTGTTAAACAAAAACAGTTGACAACTACTGCAAAAGGTTGTATAATACTAACTTAAACACAAAGAGGTAACACAATGAAGCGAAGCTCTGCTAAACTTTAGTGTCTTCTAAGATCCCATGTATGGTCTTGGATAGGCACGTAAAAGAAAATTTAATACGTAACTATCCACAGCTGGCGTTTAACGGTAGCGTACTCGGCTCTTAACCGATGAGGTGTCAGTTCGAATCTGACGCTGTGGACCATACATGGGATCGTAGTGAAATGGTTATCACAGCAGACTTTTAATCTGCCAATTCTGGGTTCGAGTCCCAGCGGTCCTACCATAGATAAACACATTAGGCCTGGTCATAGACCATCGCGGGTATAGTGCCTTCCGTGCCGCGGACTTGAGTGTGTTTTTCTATGGTAACGTAGCATAGTGGCTAATGCACCACCTTCATACGGTGTCGATCGTGGGTTCGAGTCCCACCGTTACTACCAAGTTTTGTAAGTGTCAGCAAGAGAATGTCATGCTGTCTAGGTTTCTTCGAAGGACCGAAGCAGTAGAAGGTGATGGGTTCAACTCCCAACCACTCGGAAGGGTGGTGTCTGTAACGGAGACAAACTGGACTAGTATCCCAAGTGACTTACCGAATCCCGTCCGGATTTATTACACGGGTGAATGGTTCCTATAACGATGGGGGAACTACTTACAAATTCAATTGTTGGGGTGTCGCCTAGTGGCCTAAGGCAACGGTCTTTGAAATCGTCATCATGAGTTCGAATCTCATCTCCCCTGCCAAATAATGCGACCGTAGCTCAGTTGGATAGAGCACTGGCCTACGAAGTCAGGTGTCGGGAGTTCGAATCTCTCCGGTTGCACCATTCAATGTTGTTCCTAGTGTAGTGGTCGCACAACTGTCTGTGAAACAGTTAGAGAGGGTTCGATTCCCCGGTTCAACCCAAAATTTGCCAACTTAGCTGATGTGGTCATAGCAACGGTTTGAAGCACCGTGGAATGAGGTTCGATCCCTCAAGTTGGTACCAAGTTACGGTGGACGTACTCGCGAGGTGATGGGTTCCATGGGCCCAGAAGTCCACCACCATATATGCCCCGTTACGCTAATTGGTAGTGCGGATAGATTCAAAATCTGTTGGATGTCTGTTCGAATCAGACACGGGGTACCAAAGTTTTAGGATCAGTTCAGCAAACTTAAAAACTTTCACTGTAAATGAAATCAAAGTTGATCCTGTTTTATTTGCCTTCGTACGCTAATTGGTAGTGCGGCTTGCCTTAGAAGCAGGTGGTTGGGGGTTCGAATCCGCCTGAAGGTACCAAAATTTAATAGGAGGATGCTATGTCATCGCTAAACGCAAAGTAAGTAACAAGTTTCGTAAAATGTCTGAAGTCTATCGAATATTTTCTCGTCAATGGGAACATGTATTAGACTACAGTGAAGAGTCTCTAGTTGAAATGTTCAACTATGAGTCACACGGAACTAACATAACAGACAGACAACGAAATGGATACTACGTTGGCAAGCAATGGCTTAACGTCCATATTGAAATGTGGAAGGAAGACTTTGAAAAAGGTTATCTTCGCAAGCAAGAATTATACGATGATCCATTATTTCCACATTGGTGGTTGGACAGCGTGTTTAATCTATAATGCCCCTGTACGCTAATTGGTAGTGCGGATAGACTTAAAATCTGTTGGTTGGCGGTTCGAATCTGCCCAGGGGTACCAATTCAGTTCCTTAGTTCAATGGTAGAACGCTACCTCGACACGGTGAAGACGAAAGTTCAATTCTTTCAGGAACTACCATATCTGGCGTTCGTATAGTGGAAAATACAGGAAGCTTCTACCTTCTAAACAGCAGTTCGATTCTGTTACGCCGGACCACACATCTCGCTATAGTTCAACGGATAGAATAGAAGTTTCCTAAACTTTTGATCCCTGTTCGATTCGGGGTGGCGAGACCAACTGCTCTTGTAGTTAAATGGTATAACACAGTCTTAGTAAGACTGGATAGAAAGTTCGATTCTTTCCCTGAGCACCACTTGACACACACGCAGAACGATGCTATAATATATGCTTATGTTAAGCAATTAACACTGTTCTTTAAAATTGTAAAAAAGCATTTGCGAGTGTGGTGAAATAGGTAGACACAAGAGACTTAAAATCTCTCGCTTTAATCGGCGTGCCGGTTCGATTCCGGCCACTCGCACCATATATAAACACACTTACTCAACGCCCGATTAGTAAGGGAGATAGCGACTAGAAGCTGAAGAAGAGTTTAAGAGTGTGTTTTTATATGGTTAGGAAGGTGGGATTAAAAGCGTCCATCCTCTAAGGAGTAGGGCCTAGATATAGTCTAGGAAGTAAAAGGTCACCCCGTAACTGGTAAGGATTAATTCCCTTTTAGCGTAATAGCACACCTAACATTTTATTTGTCCCATTCATCTAGAGGCCTAGGATAGTACCCTTTCACGGTATTCACAGCGGTTCGAATCCGCTATGGGACGCCAATAGTTTTTCCCGCAGTAGCTCAAGGAGAGCAGGTCGTTTTATAAGCGATTAATCTAGATAAGGTCCAGGATGTGGTTCGATTCCACACTGCGGGACCATTGACAGTTTATAAATATCCTGTTACAATAGTTTTATGCCCCGGTGGTGAAATTGGTAAACACAGCGGTCTTAGAAGCCGTAAGCTGAGAGTTCGAGTCTCTCCCAGGGCACCACAAATAAAAAGGAGTAGGTATGAAATCAAAAGATGTTTTAGATCGTGCCTATGGCAACATTCCTAGAGAATGTACTCCTAGTTTTGAAATCTGGACAACATATCGAGGTTTTCGATATTACTGGCTTATGTTTATTCGTAAGTTTACAAGATGAAAATACAATGGGCTGATAGTGATAATGGGAGCACAGTGGCTTTGCAAGCCTCGGGTGGGAGTTCGATCCTCCCTCGGTCCACCATATAAAGGAAATTAACATGAGCAAAGGTAGCAGACCTCGTCCATATAGTGTTAGTCAGAATCAGTTTAGTAATAACTATGATGCAATTTTTCGTAAGCCCGATCCTCGCACAATAGAAGATCAGAAAAATGAAGATGAAGCGTTCGAAGAGATTGCTAAAAGATCAGAAGTTAAAGACTCAATCCAAGGCGGTTAATAAATAATTTTAATGCCGGTTTAGCTCATTTGGTAGAGCGCCGCTCTTGTAAGGCGGATGTGGTCAGTTCGATTCCGACAACCGGCACCAGTTTTAGGTTAATTACAGCTATCAAAAATATGGCGACTGCTAGGTCACTAAACTAGTATTAACCTGTTGAAAACCCGTGATCCCGTACACGTAATAAACGGGGGTGGGGCAGTCACCATAGAGAGTGCTAGGTTTGTAGTGCAATGACCATCCGTACTCTGTGGTGGAGTGGCGGGAACGCATTAGGTGAGGTATAACACCTTTCCAAAAGAATAAATGTTATGGACAGAGTAACAGCTCAGTTTAGGGCCTATGTGGTGTAGGTAGCTAGACACTTTATTGAAACAGATTGCATCTTGTATGGCTCGCAAAATTCGAGACTCCCAGCTGGTGTAGTATGTTTCAATAAAGTATGCGGGGTTCGTATAGTGGTAATACCTTAGCCTTCCAAGCTAAAGCGAGGAGTTCGATTCTCCTACCCCGCTCCAGAAATAGTATGCCTGGTTGCGTAGAGAGGTTATACGTCTCCTTTACACGGAGAGCGATGACAGTTCGAGTCTGTCACCAGGTACCAAGTTTAGTAAGATGTATGGTTTGACCACAACGCCACGTGACAAGGTAAGACATCTGAAGTGTAAGTAGCAGGTTTGGTCATGCTTACACACTAATTAGTTTATTCTCGGTATGGTGAAATGGTATCACTCTGCGTTTGGGACGCAGGAGCGTAGGTTCGATTCCTGCTACCGAGACCATTAGTTATCGCGGAGTAGGGGAGTTCGGTCGTCCCCGCTAGTCTCATAAGCTAGAGATCGGTGGTTCGAATCCATCCTCCGCAACCATTTTTTTAACGTAAAGGTATATATGGCTATTAAACAACTAAGTCGCGGTACAACAATTGACACTGAAAAATGTGTAGAAATGGTTGGAGGAAATCGATTCGACATGGTACTAATTGCATCCACTAGGGCCAGAGAATTATCACGACAACATCGTCATGCTGAAAACAAAAGTCAGTTAAATGCACCTGTGGCTGCTTTACTTGATATTCAAGAAGGTAGGATAGGCCGAGAATATCTAAAACGGATTCGTTAATTCAACATGAATAATATTCCTGCCTTATGTATTGATGACTTTTACAGTGATCCAGATAGTGTTCGAGCACTTGCACTAAAGCAGGAATATTCAGTGCCGGTAGAAGGCAACTATCCGGGAAAGCGAACAAAACGCTTAGATGAATTAGATAAGAATTTTTTTAATCAATTTTGTAATAAACTACTTTCGGTATTCTTTGATTTAGATTCTGAATCTATTAGCTACGAAATAGACACAAGTTTTCAATTGATACCGTCTGTTGATCCTAATCCAATGTCTCCAAAGAATATGGGTTGGGTTCATTATGATGAAAATGTTATTTTTGCCGGAGTTATTTTCTTAACTCCTAAAATAGATTTAAATTGTGGAACTTCTATTTTTAAATTAGTTGATAAAGAAAAATTAGATCTATCTAATGCTAAAAAAGATTTTTATAAAAATGGTATAGATTCTGATTATGATAACCGTATTCAAAGGCATAGGGATGCATATATTGAAACAATTAGATTTAATAATGTCTACAATCGATTAATTGCATTTGATTCAAGTTCTGCTCACGGCGTAAACAGTTATTATTCAGATTCTGATCTTAGATTAACACAGGTCTTTTTTGTGACAAAAATAGGCACTAACACAAAACCGCCTATACTAAGACAAAAAAAATATCTTTAATGCGGGTATGATGTAATGGTAGCTTGTGACCTTGCCAAGGTTAGCGTGAGAGTTCGATTCTCTCTACCCGCTCCAAACAACACGGCCCCACCCAATGGAATGTAATTCTACGGTGAGGTTTTTCTTTTGGCGTTATAAAGGCGTTCTTTTATTTCGTTATGGACAATATAGTCTGTAGATGCAAGCCTTGCCAACCACCCAGATAATAATCCACGTTGATAGATCAACGATTCCATTTTATCGCCTTTATAACAAAGTTCGAGTAACTCGTCGATCTCTTGTTGGATTTCTTCAAGATGAGTTTTTGGCTTCATAATATATATTTATAGGTTGACAAACTGGTAAAACCATGCTATAATATATACATAGCAAGGAGTAATATAATGGAATTTTTGGTAGAAACTCGTAGCGTAAAGAAGCGTAAATTCATAGAGGCAATTTTACCCTCTATGATCAAACAACTTAAATTGGAAAATAGTAAAAAAGTTTTACTAGTTCGAGTTGCCAACGAATGCGGTGGACACGGTATGACTATGCCATTAAATGGGTTAGATGCCTATGTTGTAGTTGTTAAGCCGGGTTGGTTTGTTGATATGGGAGTAACACTTGCCCACGAAATGGTTCATGTTCGTCAAATGGCCAAAGGTATTCTTAAAGTAGAAAATGGTGTCAATTACTGGCGCGGAAAGAAATATAACAAGAAGACTAAGTATTTGGACATGCCTTGGGAACAAGATGCGTTTTCAAAGCAGGAACTTATTTTTAGGAGGGCCGTAGAATAATGGAAATCTCAAGAGCAGAACAAAGTGTTATAAAATATAACCTAGAACAGTATAGAGTAGATCAGGCTCGTATGGACAAGCAACGAACTGAGGAATACAGTAAAAAAATTGAAGAGCGTAGAGTTGATCAAATTATCGCAGAACGAGTAAGTAGAAATCTTCGATTAGATTTGGACAAAGGTCGTCACATTGATTTAGAATGTTAAGGAATAAAAAATGCGTAAATTAGCAACCATTAGGAAGATTGATGCTCTGCGTCCTATCCCGGATGCCGATGCTATCGAATGTGCAGTCATCGGTGGATGGACTGCTGTAGTTAAAAAGGGCGAATTCAAACAAGGCGATCTTGCTGTGTATTGCGAAATCGATTCTTGGATTCCTCACGCACTGGCCCCATTCTTGAGCAAGGGCAAGGAGCCTCGAGTGTTTGACGGCATTGCTGGTGAACGACTGCGTACAATGAAACTACGTGGGCAATTGAGCCAGGGACTGTTGTTGCCGTTGTCTACATTGACTATGGTAGAATCAGAGTTGTTTGAAGGACTCGATGTATCATTTCCACTAGGCATTGTGAAATACGAAGCTCCCGTCCCTGCACAGTTGGCAGGAGAAGTCAAAGGCATGTTCCCAGGTTGGATCCAAAAGACTGACCAAGAACGTGTTCAAAACTTGAAAGAAGAATTTGACTACTGGCTTAGAGAACAACATGTATGGGAAGTCACTGAAAAGCTGGATGGCAGCTCAATGACTGTGTACCTACGTGACGGCGAGTTTGGTGTGTGTAGCCGTAATCTTGAACTCAAGCCCAGCGAAACCAACAGCCTATGGAAGGTTGCAGTACGCAATGATTTGGAGTTGAAGCTTCGTCGTGCCAATCGTAATCTTGCACTACAGGGTGAGTTGATTGGAGAAGGTATCCAAGGTAATCCATACAAGCAAAAAGGACAGGAATTTTTCTTGTTTGATATCTACGATATTGATACTGGCAAATATCTAACTCCTACTGAACGTAATGCATTTGTTGAAGAACACGATATCAAACATGTGCCTGTGCTAGCATTTGGTGCCGAATTGTGGGATACTTTAGGCATCAACAGCATTGACAATATTCTGAAATTTGCAGAAGGCAAATCAGTTATGGGAATGATTGGCTGTGAACGTGAAGGTCTTGTGTTTAAAAGCAAGGCCATGCAATGTTCGTTCAAGGCAATTTCAAATAAATTTTTATTAAAGGGTGGTGATTAAAATGCCATGGATTCAAAACGTTGCACTAAGCGACATCAAAAAAGGACATCACATTAACCCGGGCGAGAACGCCATGCTAATTCAAATTGTGGATCCGCCTGGAGATTTTCCTACTCCGTTGTACAAGTTTAAAGAAGTTCATCAATTTCAATTTTTGGACATCGAAGAACGCGACGAGTGCCTGGAAGAAGAAATGCGTTGCAGTCACGAGCAAGCCGCTAAACTATCTCAGTTGCTACAACATGCACTGGATAACCGTATGAACGTAGTTGTTCATTGTGTAGCAGGTGTGTGCCGTAGTGGCGCAGTCTGTGAAGTCGGAGTCATGATGGGCTTTGAGGATACCGAAGTGTTCCGCAGTCCTAATCTGTGCGTCAAACATCGTATGATGAAGCACTTGGGGTGGACCTATGACGAGAACGAGACTCATACCATTAACGGTGTGACGCTCGAATCTGGTTTGATCATTCCCAAGAAAGCAATAGATTGGACCAATGACAATGAAAAAGTTTTTACGTTAGCGGCTGAACGTCGAGAGCGTAGAAAATTAGAAGGTGATATTTAATAAAAGGAGAAATGTATGCCTAGTGTATTTTTAGTCAGCGACACGCACTTTGGTCACACTGGTGTATGTCGCTTCACACGTAATGACGGTGTTACCAAGTTAAGACCGTGGGATGACGCAGATGAAATGGATGAGGCGATGGTCAAGGCGTGGAACGAAAGAGTCAAGCCTACTGACAAAGTCTATCATTTGGGTGACGTTGTTATCAATCGTAAATCGTTAAAAATCTTATCCAGACTTAACGGCGACAAAGTTTTAATTCGTGGTAACCACGATATCTTTAAAGACGACGATTATCGCTTGTACTTTAGAGAACTTAGAGCTTATCACGTTATGAACGGTATGATTCTTAGCCATATTCCGTTACATTCGGATTCAATGGGTCGTTTCGGTGTCAACATTCACGGACACTTACACGCAAATCGCGTGAAGAAGGCTCGTGGCGTTGATGCTAAAACTGGAGAAGTTTTGTACAGTGACAAAATTGATCCACGTTACCATTGTGTTTGCGTGGAGCAAACTCCGGATTTTGCGCCTATCTTGTTTGAAGATGTTATCAAACGCATCGAAGAAGAAGGTGGAAGCGTTGGATTTAAGAGTGGCAACGGGCCAACAATGTAATATGACTTATATTACTAACAAGTACAATTCCATCCAACTGCCTGTTGAACCAGGCATGTTGGAATGGTTATTAGAAAATTATCCTAATTCAGGATATTATATAGTAGAGGTATTATAATGCCAAAATGTTATCAATTGATTGGAGTGCCTGGGTCCGGCAAATCTACTTGGGTAGATAAGCAGGCCTGGGCTTTTTCTTGTGTTAAAGTTAGCACAGACAAATGGGTTGAACTTTATGCTAAAGAAGTAGGTCTTACTTATTCCAAAGTGTTTACAGATTTCATGCCCACAGCCATTGGCTTAATGGCTGAAGAAGTTGTTGTGGCACGTGAAATGAATCGAGATATAGTTTGGGATCAGACCAACACTACTGTTTCTAGACGTGCTAAGAAGTTCCGTATGCTTCCAGACTATGAACATATTGCTGTGGTATTCAAAACACCAGAGCATAAAGAACTTATGCGTCGATTAATGAGCCGGCCGGGCAAGGAAATCCCAGATCATGTTATTGCCAGCATGATTGCCAGTTGGGAAGAGCCTGTCCTTGAAGAAGGCTTTACGGAAATTTGGCATGTATAATACGGCCCTTAGTTCAATGGATAGAATGCTTGGCTTCGAACCAAGCGGTGTGGGTTCGATTCCTGCAGGGCCGGCCAAGGATAATAATGAAGGATAAATTTATAAAACTATACATGGATTGGGCAGATCGCACAGCTCAATTAAGCCATGCACGTAGATTGCAGGTAGGCGCTGTTATTGTCAAAGATGATTCAGTTATCAGTTACGGCTATAACGGCATGCCTGCAGGTTGGGACAACAACTGCGAAGATGAGATTGGACATGTGCTAGACGTTAATGAAAATGTTGTTGAAATTAGATTAAAAACTAAACCAGAGGTACTCCATGCTGAATCAAACGCTATTGCAAAACTTGCAAAATCAACTAACAGTGGATTGGGGGCAACCTTATTCGTTACTCATAGTCCTTGTATTGAGTGTGCTAAACTTATCTATCAGTCTGGCATTAGTAGTGTATACTATAATAAAAATTATAGAGATGACTCTGGGATTAAGTTTTTAGAAAAATCAGGAGTTAACATAGAAAAAATTTAATCAAGCACGATTAAAATCTATTAATCAACTAATAATATTCTATAAATACTTATAGCTTTTTCTAAAAGGACATAACTATGCTATCAATTCCTCAACACATCAAATGGTTAATCAATTCAGTTGAATTTGGAGATTACACCGATGTGCCATATAATAACAAAGTAGAATTCTTATTTGATTACGAAAATCTGTATGAGGAATACAATCCCTCAGTTACTTTTAAACAAGCTATACGAAATCGACTAATGCAGTTAAGCGATAAAAAACTTGCTGTTTGCATATCAGGAGTTGATAGTGAAATTATTGCTAGAGAAGCAAAGGATATTGGATTAAATTTTGAGCTGTTCTTTTTAAGCAACTGGGGAATAAACGACTATATGTTGACATTGTGCCAACAATTGTCTACAGAATTAGATGTAAAATTAAATGTAGTGACTGTTACTCGAGAGGATGCATTTAGTTTTGCTAAAGAGCAGTATGATAAAGTAAGAGTTAATAAACCAACATATCTAATTTTACCTATGCTGTTTTTAGCAATTCCAAATGATTATTATATTATTTGTGGCGAAGGTGATATTAATAAAAGTGATGGTGATTATCAAAACTCTGATATTATAACAGAACAAAATACAAAATTTTTGAGTATGTCAAATACTGAGATATCATATTGGCTATGGGCTAGACAGCATAACAGGAATGGTGATTATTACTTCTTTGCATCTACTAAAGAATTAATATTGTCCAGCTGGCATGATCCCCTAACTACATTTGATCTCCCACTTATCTCTAACAGAGATAGTATAAAAAACTTATGGGGCGAAAATTTAATTTTTAAAGGAAAAACTACTAATTGGGATACCGACCATGGTAAATTAGAAAATTTACTAATGCGATTAGAAAACCAAACAGTGTTCAATCTTAATAAGATTAGTACTGGCATTAGAATATGTCATGTAAATATTGAAAATAAATGAATCTTCCTAATAGAATTTTTGTAACTGGGGCACCGGGATGTAAATGGACTAGTGTAACCCATCTTTTAGAATCTATACCAGGAGTAAACACCAGCGATAGAAATGTAAATAGGTGTTACGATCATAATGTTTTTCAAGGGCATCACGGTGCATATTTTGGACTACCGCATCGAAAGTATGAATTTGATTGCAAATTAGATGCGGCATATATTGACAGTGCATTTGAAAGTACTGCTCCTGGAAGATTTGTAAAAGGCCATGATTGGGCATATATGCTCGACGGATTAAAAGATCTATTTGCAGGAGATTGGTTAATCATGGTTCAAAGAGACAGTATTGATTGTTTTGCCTGGTGGAATAATCACGGTGGATACTCTGTTAAATATCCAAGTTATGAGAGCTACGGCGGAAATGCAGGCATGATGGGCGAAATAATGAAGCTTAATGAAATCTATTCAGACTTTGCCCAAAAATACGACCAAAGGTGGGAGTATTTTAATACTAGGTGGATTCAAGAAAACTTTAATCATACAGTAACTGATGAGAATCTCAAAGTACTTAACAATTTAAAAACACAAGATTTTTTACAATTTTTTCAAAGAGTTAAAGTGTGCTTGGTAAAATTATGATCAAAAGCTGTTTTACTTATATAGGAAATATTTTTTCAAGAGGAATCGATGTAGATACTATGTCCGATTCCGAAATTCGAGATATGCTAATTGCAATATCGTTTATCTATATTTTTTAATAATTATGACATTACCGTTACAAGAAAATCTCCTAGGGTTAGAAATGGCCCCTGCATGTTGTGTAGAAGATCTTAAATTATCTAAGATAATCAACAATATTATTATCGATGCCGTTAATCATGATGCGTTAAGTGATCAAACAATAATACCTAATTTTTTATCAAAATATAAACAATGGATATACAGTACAACGTCGAATGTCGTAACAGGGTTAGAGGAGTTTAGTAGATTAGATTTTACTCAAGGAACATCTGAAGCATTTGATAAATTTTATATACGACATCAAGGAAAACGATTTAGATTTTTTAAAGGAGAATACCTTTATCATAAAATATCATTAGAAAATTCCAATTATGCAACTATCGAAAATTCAGAAGATCTTTTAGAAAACGATGCTGTAATAGTAAGCCTACCGTTTGCAGATACAGGAAATGTACATCATCTGTTTAATTCGAATTTTTTAGATACATGTCATAGTAAAAACATACCTGTTCTTCTAGACTGTGCATATTTTGGTATATGTAGTAATATTAAATTTGACTTTACTCATCCTGCTATTAAAGAAGTTTGTTTTAGTCTAAGCAAAACATTTCCTGTAAATTTATTAAGAATAGGAATGCGATTTTCAAAGTACACAGACTTGGACGGTATTGGAGCATACACTAATTCTCAATACCAAAATAGGTTAAGCGCCTATGTCGGATTGAAAGTTTTAGAAATTAAAACTGCTGATAGCACATATAACGATTATAGAAACACCCAATTAGAATTTTGTAACAAATTCAATCTTATTCCTAGCAACACTGTCATATTTGGGCTAGATGAATCAAAAAAATATCAACGATATAATCGAGGATCAGATAACAACAATAGAATCTGTTTTAGCAAATTCTATTGTAATACTAGAATTCCAAATTCAGTTATTTAATTTATTAAACGAAGCTGTTATTTGGATTATAAAAGTTAGCAGGATTTAAATCATCCTCGTGTATAAAATTTAAATTCGAATCTATTGCTTCTGCAGATTTCTTTTGTATAAACAATTTATACAGGCTTCCCATTTTTACTTTGTTGTCTCGGTAATCTTGATCTTTGTTAAATTCATAAATTACTCGTTTTGCTTCCCACTTGTATGTATTCCAAGTTGAAAATAATTTTTTATCAGGGTTGGTCATACTCCACATTTGAAATTCGGGCGTTCCGTAAAACATAATAAAATGTTCTTTAAGAAAATCAAAAGTAATGTGTTTCCTATAATTTTCATCAACTCTTGCTAACATTCTAAAAAAAACTGTTTGCCATTTAAAGCAAAAGTTGACCCACCAGAAAAAATCAAAATTTGTTTTAACTTCGCAGGGTGCAATATTTTTTATTTGGTAATCAATAAGATTAAACCAAGTGTTAGCACCATCTTCGGACATCCCCTGTAATGTAAACCAACCAACTATATATTCACGAGAATATGGATAAGTTATTTTTGAATAATCATATTGCCTATAAATTTTTCCAACAACATCACTTCCTGAAAGTTGATCGTTAAATTCTCCACCTAGTACTATGCAATCGCCTGTTAAGAATGCGCCAATATTATCACTTGATTCTATTTTAAAATTATTTCGTATGTGTTCGTAATAGAAGTTAGGATTTTCAACAATACTATCAGTATTCAATGCTACGACAACTCTATCTCTTCTTTCTTGTACACTTAAATTTTTAATTAAAGATATTAGTGTAAGAGTGCTATCAATCCCTCCAGAATACAAAACACGAATAGGTTTATTTAATCTACGAGATAAGTTTATAATTTCAACTGCCCTCTGATTACAACAGTCTTCGTAGGACATATTAAAATTAGGTTTAATATTTGGTATTTTAAATCCGTCAAACAGTTTAAAATTAAACGGCATGTTTACATACTCAGTCCTATCTACTACACTGATATTTAGACCTATTAGTTTATACATATTCCCCCAGCGTTGCACTGACGCAGATTGATACTGAGTTAACGATGTACATCGTGCTAAGTATAAAGAATTCATATTTGCACCCTTCCGTATAGGTGTTCCATTCCGTTACGAAATACTTTCCTCATTTCCTTTTCAGTTCTCTCTTTATTGATTAAATGTACATATCGCTGGTACACCGCATGATTTCTAATGTACTGTAATGCTATAGATTCTGCTCTTATTTTTAATTCTTGATATGCAGTGTCTGGTGGAACATCGCTAATTGAAGCCCATTCGTGAATTGCTTGAGTATAATAATCATTTAATGGATCGCATTTTTCTATTTGATTCCACAAATATCCATCAAGAACTCCGAGAGTATGAAAATCATGATTTCTGTTTTGCAAAAATTGCTTACATCTTGCTTCCCAGGCTGTATGGAAATTATTTCTTAGGTGTGCTAATTTTTTAGAAGATATCCACTTATCTGTAACGATGTTAGGATTCATTTCTTTAACTTGCATATTTTGATGTGTGTAAAATATGTCTAGTTGATTAAAGTTATAATTCTCATACATTTCTTTAAATTTTGAAAAACTCAAAGGCAGCACTTTAATAGTAGAATTAATAAACCCCAGCGATACTGCTTGTGCTATGCTAGGAGTTATTGATTCACAAAGTACACCCTCAGTCTCCATATCAACTACGATGTACTTGTCATTCATAATTTTTTAAACATTCTGTAATATAAAGGTTCAAGCCCAACTTTCTTTGCCGAGGCAAGACGACTTGTATTTTTAACAGACACTGTACTGCCTACAGAAATAATACCTTTATTCTTTAGTATTTTATAAAGAATTTCGTGACATGCTGTGTTGACTCCCATGTTTCTAAAGTTTGGATCGGTAAAGCTCAAATCAATCCAACCTTCTTGCCTATCGCTAATAATCTCATAAACAATACCACCTAAAATTCTTTTCTCAGTATCCTCAAGCCAAATTACAGATGACACATTTCGAAAAGGTATTACAGAAGTTGCCATATCATTTTCAAGGAGTTCAACAAAACACTTCATTGCTATTTTAAATGGAGGAGACTGTGCAATCATATTACTATTAAATACCTCAACATTTTTATTGTTTAGTAAAATTGTATCAATTTTCATTTGGTTGAATTTTAAAATTGTTAATAGATATTTTTTTATAAAGTTCGTCCAATGACGGAAAATTCTCAAATTTAGTCTGCATAATTATTCTTGGGTTAGGGCCGTTACACTTAAAACTGTGAAACTTATCAACATTTAAAATGTAAATATCTCCAACTTCTACCCTTAACTCATCTTCAAATGGAATTGCATCGTATTGGTATATTTCTGTATTTCTAGATAATCCATAATTATTCCACTCATTGTCTACAGTAGTACACTTAGATAATTTTCTAATAAAATCTTCATTATACCATCTTACCCAATCAGATTCATTTGAAGATATAGCAATATTTAATGCACTTTTACATCTGATGCCGTCTTTGTGAATCCTAAAACCGTGACCCGGGGCTGAATAAAATACTTTTTGAACATATTCCCCGTTATCTTTTTTTTGAATGGTTAATTCTTTGCTAGAAAATATCTCTAAAAATAATTCTTGCATTTTATCATTAAATTTAATCCACTGATAGTTTTCGTGGCTTTTTAATTTTTCTATCTCTAATTTAAAAACGTCGACTAAATTGTTAGAGAGTTTTCCTAATTTGTAATAATTTGCCATCTTAATCTAATAAGCCTACGATTTTTGGAAATATTTTTTTCCAATTGGTATTCCGAGTAGTGTCTAAAAAATCCATAAATTTCTTAAATTCTTCAACTGCAGAGGGTTTGTGTTTTCCTAATTGATTATTTAAATATTTTACAATCATAGGAGCCTTTAAAGATGTATTAACATACTGAAGATAATAATCTCTTAATTTTATCTTTGCAGTATCGGACAGACTTGATACTGCATGAAAATCTGGTCCTGTTAAGAATCTCATATGGAAATCAATTCCTTCTTCCTTACACCACTCTTCGGTTTCAATAATACTCATAGATGTAGCAATCTGAAAACAAGTTGACACGCTCATTAATCTAATTTTATTATTAGATTCTTTTTGGTGTTGTTTTAATTTTCTAATATTGGTTACAAACTTGTCCCATTTACCGCCATATCGAATAACTTCATATTGATCTTTAATAGCATCTGCACTTGCTCGAATATCTACTCTTTTAAAATGCGACCACCTTTCGACAATTTTATTATTAATGGCGCTACAGTTACTATCATATTCTAACCAAATATCCTTTGCATATCCCGATTCTATTAATTTATCTAACATTATATCGTGTGCAGGAGCTACCATGGGTTCTCCTCCTGTAACATAGATATGTTTTAGATAGGGCATCATAGTGTCAAACTTCGGCCACCATCTAGGATCTTCAAACCAACTTAATTCAGGGGGCTCAATCCACTTACCTGTTTTTTCATCTTTTATAACAGTAATTTTTGATCCTTGACCAAAATTATTATTTTTAAAATAACCGTAATGCTCATCATACCATAAGTTACTAAAAGTAGGATTACACATTATACATTTTTGATTACATAAGTTTCCAAATCTAATATCTAAACTATTTGGCATCCAGTCAACTGTCCCATCGATTTCTGCAGAATTTTTAAAATTATCTTCATTAACTTCACTGTCTACCTGCATCAAATACACACGACGACTTTTGTTAGGATGTTTCCTGTCAAAACCTGTAACTATTTCTCTATTTTCACAACAATCGCAATGAGGGCTCCATGCACTAGGATCTTTAATATTAGTCGCTCTAACCTGTTTATGTTTATCAGAGTTCATAATATCCTTGATATCGTGAGTTAGTATGTGCATTACTTTGCCATCTTTGTCTCTTGCTCGTTGCATATCTAATGTACTGTCAAAATTATTCCCAATCGAACAAAGCCTAATATAACCATCCGGCAAAATGTGTAACCCGTTCCACACTGTTTTACAGAACATAATTTATCTTTCTATAGTATTTTTTTCTACATCAAACACCATTAAAAACAAATCTTGAGAACTGTTATTGTGATATGAATGTATTTGTTTGTGATCAAAATAATAAAGATAGCCTGGTCTAATTAAGAACAACGTATCGTTTATTATCTGCTCCATGTCATCGTTTCCAGTAAAGTAAAATTGATAACGATTTATTGCATCCCAGTAAGATCCTTTTGTATCAGAATGAGCATAAATTTGCTTACCTGATTCTAAACAAGTAACATACGCCCTTGTTAATTTTTTATTATTGCTTGGATCAACTATTTGTTTCAATTTGTCTAGTAGTAGAAAAGTTTTTGAAAATTTATTATCCGCTTCTAACTGAGTTTTTGAATCATTTATTAAGTGAGCAGTTATGCATTCCCTAAGAGGGCCAGTAGTGACATAAACAGGATTATATGAGTGCGCTGTAAAATTATTTTTATTATCGATTATTTCAGCGTAGCTATCTTTATAATCCACAACTACTTCTAATAATTCAGTCTTATTAGGTTGTCCTGCAACATATCCGCCGTGTGTGTCCCAAAATTTTAAAGTGTGTTGTGCGTCCATGATTATATTTACCCCGTGTAATTATGACACAATGCAGATAAACAAATTGGCATACTATTAGGTTTTTAAATTATATGATATAATATATCGCTTGACATTAGTATCTATTAAATTAACCCAATGAGCGTGGTGAGTATTTAACATTACTACATCCCCATCATTCATCTGAAATTCATAAGAAGGTACACCCTTAACATTTTTTTTATCTTTTGATTCACTGACGTTTGTTATTCCGTTAGATGTGTTTTTTAAACCTATATTAAGTGCATATTCTCTTAAATCTGTATGGGGTATTATAGGGTTATTACATTCTATCAATCTCACAAATCTGGGGTGAAAAGAAACTGTGATAAATTGTTTAAACATAGTAGAGTTTATAGGTTGATCTTTAATATTACGTTGTAGTTCAGTTAAATTATCACACAGGTTAATGCATTCTTCTAAGAAGAATTTAGAAAAATTATGAGTGACTGCTACTCCACTTGGATATTTTTGGAAACAAGGATAGTCTATATTTCTTAATGGATGATGTTCTTTCAAATCATTTGTTGGTTCATCGACTACATACCGGTCAAGTTTTTTTAAAACTCCTTCAACATCCCAATCAACTTTAAAGTTTTGTCCAATATGGCAAAGCAAATCATTTTTATTCATAGCAGTACCTTAAAAATATTACAAGGGTCCCATTCCCACCATTTGCCGCTAACACCTTTACCAAAATCATATGATGCCGGTGCGTAATGATGATTGTTGTGCCACCCTTGACCCCAAGCTAGATATCCCAAGATGATATTATTCTGAGAATTATCCTTGGTTTCAAAGTTTCTATAGCCGAGCCAACCTTTTACATGACCAAATACATTAACTAAATTATCTTGAGTAGATCCTATTAGCGTTACTAACCAAAATGCAGTTAATGCAAGTTTCCAATCAAACATTGCTACTAGCAAAGGAATTCCCCAAAGAATTTTTATACTATGCTTATGAAAAAATACATGATTAGGTTTCTTTAATAAATCAACAGCATACTTTATATTGATAGGATTTGATGCTTCTGTAACTTTAAAATACCATCCAACAAACGCAGTTTTTTTATCGTATGCCACGGGACTATGTAAATCTTTTATAGTGTCACTATGTGGATGATGATAGCCCCTATGCATAGCTGCCCAAAATATACTGCCGCCTTGGCCTGCAAATGTTGCAAGAAATAAAATAATATTTTCTTTCCATGTAGAAAGTTGATGTGTTCTATGACTGAATACTCTATGATACCCTACTGCAATACCTAACCCACATACCAATATCCACATAATGAACGTAGCAATAAGATAATATGCAGGAATAATGCCTACAAATAATAGTATAATTGCAGTACATCCAAAGATCCATGCTGGCAAGAATTGAAACCAAAAAGATTTTGGTATAGTAGTTAAGTAATTCATATGTTTCCTCCAATAGGTAATGTAGTTCTATATTCTTGTTTTAGATAATTGCATCTCACTATAGAATCTTCAGGAACTAAGAATCTTTTATATAATAATTCCCAAGGGTTGATATAGAAACATTTATTTCTAGCTGGCACTAAAAATTCGTCAAAGTATCCGTACCGCTCGTTATTGTATTTACTCCAATGAAATCTGCGTAACAACCTAGTATGTGTAGCACTGGTTAGCGTATAAAATTTTAATCTGCCGCGTTCTTCGTTATGTTTAATTACTTCATCTAGAACATATCTCAGCAGATTGTTGTTTCCGCTACTTCGATAAATGGTATAGAACCAAGACGGCTCTTCGTTGCTCTCATAAAAAGAAATTAATGCTTTAACAACGCCGTCTTCCAAATAACCGTAGGCATGAAAATTAGTTAGATCACTTAGATAATTTGAACAAAAAATATCGTATACTAATTTGTTAAAATTTAACGTTGGTTGATCTTGTGTAAAGCTCGCGTCAGTTACGTGTACTCCCATATATTTTTTAGTTGTAAACAATTGCTTAACTGCTTCTGTGTGTGAACTATTAAGTTTTACCACTGTCATAATCTTTCCCGTATAATTGAAATTTTAAATCATCAATAAAAATACCATCTAAACTAGGCGCTAATCGCTTAGGATGAGTTAGATATAACTCTCTATATGCTTCCCCATTGAATCCCATTAGTTGTTCGTATCCGTGTGTCTTTACTTTATCTATAATATTAGGAAACAATCTTTGCAATATTTCATTTTTAGAACTCACACTTGATAGTTTATAATTGTATCTTTCAGTAATTAATCGTTGAATTTCCGGATCTTCTAAATAGTATCCTATCATTTCTGGGGTGTAACTAAACCATTCGTTTACTAATGGAATATTGTATTTCAAACTAAATCTCATTGCACTGGCATCTTCATTTTCTCGAATACAATAGTACCATTTACTTTCACTATGGTCCACATGCCGTTTTAGTAACATTTCTCCGCCCATGACTGCAGGTGCCTGCATTTTTAATATGTTATAATAAACTGTTAGATAAGCAATTTGTCGACATTGAAGTATTGTCGCAAAATCAGCCGCTTCACCACTTCTATAAAATTCTTTTACATCAAACTCGATTACTTCTAAATCAATGTCTAACTCATTTGTTATAGTTTTTGCTATCTCATAGTCTTGTATATTGTAATCATTTTTAAATTTAATAAATGCTGCTCTAGGTATAATACCTATATGTTTAAAGGCTCTTAGAACAATCTCACTATCAGTGCCGCCACTAAACATAACAATTAAATCTTTGCCAAATTCTTTGTAAATGATATCAGCCGTTCTGTATTGTTCAGTTAACCAATTGCTTGTTCTATAGTAATCTTGATCTATTGCGCCTACTGATACTTTATAATGTTCGTACGGAGTTTCTCTGAAACCGAATAATCTGTCACCTATTGTATAAGTTAAATGATTATTTTGAGTAAAGTTTATTGACATATTACATTAATAAGATCTTTTACAGTGACAATAGGAAATTCAGGGTCAGGAATTTCCTCATTAGTTTCTTCTTCATAATACAATTGTAATTCTACAATATCTAAGCTATCCAGTCCTATCTCTCTTAGTACTGTATCTTCATCAATTTCTGTAGTTGTTGGATGCATTTTTTTAATTTTATTAATTAAAAAATTTAATTTTTCTGTTCTGTTCATTTATGTCCTCTTATACTCTGCTACATATTGTTCAGTATAGTAGACATTTTTCTTACCTATAGGTTTAAATCTTCTATACAATTCGGGCCAATCATTAAATAACCCCCCTCGTCTACCATGCTCTACCCTAGAAAACCAATCATAGATTGCTCTATTATGCTCATTGCATGTTATCCATATTTTTTCATAATTTGTAACTTCTCCTAACGCAATTGGCAAAATGTTATTACCAACATGGTAATTCATCCTAAATTTAGGTGCAGTATACATACGTGTCAACATCAACGCTATATCGTTATCGAGTTCATATTCATTCCAACCTGCACTTGCAATATATTCCCCAGCTTCCTCTATTACAAAATAGTTACCAATTTGATACCTACCTTCATTCAAAATATAAAAAAGATTGCCCGGGGTGCTGGTATAATCTGGATGATAATTGCTAATTATTGTAGGATCTTTAATTAAACTTAAATTATTTTTTAACATCTCAACTACATGTTGATTTGATAGATCGTTTATCGAATGCAATACCATCCTATATTTATAAGAGTTAAATGCAGACATAAATAATTTTACATAACAGATTTGTAAAGCCATCTTTGACAAAATTAATTGTTTATTTAAAAATTAAATTACTATATAATAAAGGCGTACAAGTGATAATTACTAGTATACTCTGGATGGAAAATGGCTACTTCAACAGAAAACTTTGACTGGTCTGTGTTAAATCGAAACAGCATAATCATGCTGATAAGTACCCTGGCGCCCGAAATAGTAAAGCAATCGCTTACTGTAGAGCAATTCCATAAAAAAATAACTACATTACTAAAAAAACACTTACCTGTTAGGGTACGTAAAGAATTTAGTCCAAAAGTAGATCAGGGATTTGTATATGTTGGTGGTTGCTATCATAGTGCCTACGATGCAGATTATAAAAAGTGCATCGAAGTGTTATTCCAATACCGTGCTGATGAAAAAATAATAAATTTAACCTCTAAAAGATTTGCTAGTATGTGTACAACTATAGCAGACACCCTGCTACATGAAATTATCCACATGCGCCAGTTTAGAAGAAGAAACTTTAAACAACTTCCAGATTATGCCAGTAATGCTGAAAAGAGTGAGCTTAGGGAAGAGCAAGAGTATTTAGGTTGCTCAGATGAAATAGATGCCTACGGATTTAATATTGCCTGCGAACTTATGAATAAGTTTGGTAAGAATAACGTCCAGGTTGTTAACTATCTCAACGAAAATCAAAAGAGCAAGAAAAGACGCCCTAACTCTTGGCGTATGTATCTTAAAGCATTTGAACATGATCACAATCATCCAATAATACAGCGTGTCAAAAAGAAAGTTGTCCGATATCTTCCGGCCGCTGAAGTCGGCAAGCCATATAGAAACAAAGATTGGATTAACTGGTAGTTGACAACTGCCTAACATTCTGCTATACTAGTAGAATGAGCTACACTATTCACCGCAGTCAAATACATACTATTAGGCAGGAAGATCCTAATTTTACAATTCAAGACGGAATAACAATCGCTCCTCGAGCAGGATTTGAAATTAGCAATGATTGTCCGAGACAATATAAATTAATGATTATGGAAGCTATAAAAAATGGATGGTTACAACCCGTGGCTCGTGTTACAGAGCGTGAACTTATTTTTGCAGGACTAACTAAATGAATCTTAAATCAGTACTTGAAGTAATTGATCACAAATTTACCACAGGAGACGACTGGGGTTTTAAAACTTTTAGTGATTCGTCACATATTACATTTAAAGATCAAAATGATAATCCATGTGGCCATTGTATCTATAAGAATGATACCAATGAAGTAGTGTATCTAGGTACAGAAGTTCCTAATCACCCAATGGCATTTCAATGGATTCATCCAGATTATAAAAAATCCTATTGTGAAGAATCAGGAGATGAATGGAACATTGCCTGGGACGATGTTACATATACCAATGTACTCACTGAAGAACTTATGCTCGAGTACATAGAAGACATTGTAAATCTTGATTATATTAATCTTCCTGTTATAGACTTTAAAGAATATTTCTCTACCAACCAAACCAATGAGGCCACTATGAAACAATATACAGTAAAACTTGATGTCAGATACACATTCGACGTCGAAGCAAATTCTCTTGAAGAGGCTGTTGCAAAAGCAAATCACTTTCAACAAACAATGAAACCCAGTTGGGGTGAAGGATCAGAAATAAGCTGGATGGACACCGAAGTTGTTAAAGAGATTGTAGAGCGTGAACTCATTTCTTGAGGTTAGAATTGGAATTGTTGGATTAGGGTTTGTAGGGTCTGCAATACTTAATTCTTTATCCGATAGATTTATAGATTTAATAATTATAGATCCCGATAAAGGTCACAACTCTACCTACAATGATCTTGCAGGAGCAGAGGCTGTATTTGTCTGTGTTCCTACTCCACGAAGTAACAATGGAAATTGTGATACATCTATTCTAGAAGATGTACTAGCCAGGTTACATAAAATTAAGTATACCGGAGTTATTATTAGCAAATGCACGGCTCCTCCAAGCGTATACCAAAAGTTAAATGAGCGGCATCCGAACCTAGTTCATGTACCCGAATTCCTTACAGCCGCAGATGCTATGCGAGATTATCGCAACGGCGAGTTTGCTATCATAGGAGGCAGTATCAAAGCCTACATGAATGAAGCTGAACGGTTTACTAAGATTAGTCAACAAAATTTAAAAACTGTTGTACATTGTGATATTGGTGAAGCCGCATTAACCAAATATGCTATAAACAGTTTTCTAGCCACTAAAGTTGTATTCATGAATGAGCTCCGTGGAGTAGCAGTAGCTGCCGGATTAGATTATAATGCCATTGCTACAATGGTTAGTTTAGACAAACGTATCGGAAGTAGCCATATGAGGGTTCCGGGTTCAGATGGTACATTTGGATTTGGCGGGCATTGTTTGCCCAAGGACACTGAAGCACTGTTATCATTATCAAAAGATCTAGGTGTTACTATGCAGGTTCTTGAAGCGGCACTAAAGAAGAATTTGTTACTTCGATTATCATGAGTAAAACTATAATTGTTACAGGTGGATGTGGCTACATTGGTAGTCATATTGCACGAGCATTTAAGTATGCTGATGGCAATAATAAAGTCCATTTAATAGATCGCGTCTATCGCTATCATACCATGAAGGGACTAGACGGATTTACTTGCAATAACTTTGCCAGTGATGTTGGGCTTTGTGCAATAAGTGACCTATCTCCTGATATCATTGTACATTGTGCAGGAACAAGTTTAGTAGAACCTAGTGTCTATGATCCTGCTGAATATTATGAAAACAATGTTAGCTCAACAATTAAACTGTTGAATCACATTAAAAATTTTAAAAAGAAGCCTACTATTCTTTTTAGTAGCAGTGCCAGTGTCTACGGTGAGCCGCAAGAATTACCTATTCCTGAAAGTCATCCTCTCAATCCAATCAGCCCTTACGGTCGTACCAAGTTAATAGTCGAAACAATGCTGAGAGATTACAGCAACGCCTACGATATTAATAGCATCTGTTTTAGATACTTTAATGCGGCAGGTGCTTGGCCAGGTGAATATGATTTAGGTGCAGAAGTAGGTGGCACACATATCATCGCTCGAGCATTAGAAGCTAGTATTAAAGGCAGGGCTTTTAATGTGTTTGGAGATGACTACAATACTCCAGATGGTACCTGCGTTAGAGATTATATCCATGTTTTAGATCTAGCACAGGCGCACATTAAAGTTATTAACTATCTAGAATACAATCCAGGATTTTATGTATTCAATCTAGGAACTGCACAGGGTATAAGCAATAAACAAATTGCAGACTACGTTGGTGAAAAATATGGATTTAAATTTTTGAATTATGGAAACAAGCGTCCAGGTGATCCTGCAATATTAATTGCAGATTCATCAAAAGCTAAAAGAGATTTAGATTGGGAACCAGAACACAGCGATATTGGAACAATCATTGATAGCGCATATCAGTGGTATACAAAATATTAATGGTGTTGACAATTTAATCTAAATAAAGTACAATAGAAATATGTGGCAATCCTCTGCCTTAACATCGGAGAAAATTAAAATGAGTGAACCAGTGACATTAAACAACATAGACGACAAGGGCTATGAAGAAGGCTCAATGCATGGCTATTTGGGTGCAGTAATGAGACGCAATGGCAAAAGATTTTGGGCTGGAGATAATATCAGCGACTATGTTAGTGAGGAAGATATTCCTAGACTGATCGACGAAGCAACAGTGGCATTCGAAGGTGTGCTAGATACTCTATTAATAGATAGAGAAAATGATCCTAATAGCAAAGGTACAGCAAGACGCCTTGCTAAAATGTACTTCAATGAAATAATGGCAGGAAGATATGAACCAGCACCAGACGCAACAGCATTTCCAAATGATTCAGCGGACCGTTATGAAGGTATGCTTGTTGTACGTAGTGAGCTTCGCAGTATGTGTAGTCATCATCACCAACCCGTTAGTGGTGTTGCTTATATTGGCATTATTGCTGCCGAGAAACTTATCGGACTCAGTAAGTACACACGCATCGCCCAGTGGTGTGCAAGAAGAGGTACTCTCCAAGAGGAACTTTGTAATGACATTGCTAGGGAAATCGAAAAGGCTACGGGAGCCAAAGACCTAGGCGTATACATCCAAGCAGTACACGGATGCTGTGAAAATCGTGGCATTATGGCACATAGCTCATTAACTCAAACTACGGTATTAAAAGGTGCGTTTAAAGACGATGGCAATACCAAAAAAGAGTTTTTTGACAATATTAAACTGCAACAAGAATTTGCACCTAGATAATGGCAAAATCAGTTCTTGCTCTTTCAACAATTACCAAGTATAATAATTTTAAAGGAAACAAATGAAAAAAGGTAAACTAAACATTCCAAGTCGGGCGACTACTCCCCCTGCAACACCTACGGCTGCAACTGCGGCTATGCAGACGGCATTTAATCGTCCAGGTGCGTCTGGACAGACTATGCCAACTAACTTTCGGCCTACTCCACAGGCACCGGCACAGAATGGAAAACCACCAAGTGTTATGATCGCTGTTCCAGCAATGGAAATGGTTAATGCTGAATTTGCACAACACTTGGCCATGGCCGCAGCCAATATGGTTGCTAATGGTATTAAGATCAACTGTGCTTTTAATATTGGTAGTGTTATTACTATTGCTCGTCGTAACCTAGTTGACATCTTTTTGAAGTCAGACTTTGATTACATTTGGTGGGTTGACAGTGATATGAAATTTCCAATTGATGCACCTATGCGATTGTTAGCACGAGGCAAAGAGATTGTAGGTGCTAACTATCGTCGAAGACGTTTTCCCAACCCTAACTTTACCGGCATGAGCGGCAGTGCTGGTAAATTCACAGAATTCCAAACTACGGATCAAAGTCCGCCTATGGAATTAATCGACGTACTACCGCACGGTATGGTACTATGTAAGAGAGAAGTCTATGAACGGATTCCTCAACCTCACTATCTGCAAGAATTTATTCCATCATTAAATCTTGAGATTGGCGAAGATATCTTCTTCTGTCAGCAAGCCCAAAAGGCCGGATATCAAATATGGTGTGATCAGGAACTAAGTAGGGAAACAGCACACATTGGTATTTTCCACTTTAACTATAATTTATCAGTTCCACAATAAGAAAGGAACCCCATGTTGTTTGAAAGCATAGAAATTCGAAAGGTACGTAACGGTGTTATCGTAACATTACGTACCGACGAAGATGAAGATCAAGAATTCGTTTACGATTCTGACAGAAAAGCAATTAAGTTTGTCAAAGATCTTCTTGAAGCTAAAGAAGCAGTAACACAACCTGCGGGTTAAAATATGACAGTTAAAAAGAAATATAATGTAGGTGATGTTGTTTGGATTTACGGTGTTCGTCGAGCTAATGATAAATCCACACAAGGTACTGTAGTTAAATCATTTAATATTGAGGGATATAATGATATGCACTATGTTGTATCCATTCCTACAGAGATAGAACCGTTGCTTGAGATTCGAACATGGCAAACTATCAGTCAAACTAAAGACGGCCACGTTGGATCGTTGCGTGATGCTTTTACTAATCCAGATGCCGCACATCGAATGTTGGCCAGGACTGGAATGGCATTTGTTTCGGATGCTGGTGAAGATTATGACGGTGACGGACATGATGGTATGGGCAGTACATTAGATGACTTTTACAAAGAAGATGATAACATTAGTCCAGATGCTATCCATGCAGCCTTAGAAAAGTCTAAACAAGATGTTAGCCATAGTCCGCTAAATCTCAAAGACGATAAACCTAAACGCAGATACTTTAAGAAGAAAAAAGTATAATGAGTTCTGCATGGGTCCACATGCTAGGACAAGCGTATCCAGAATACAGCGATTTAAAATATTCAATGGAAAAAGGTCCTAGTATTAAACCAGTTCTTACAAAAGTAAAAAATCAATGGAGATTAACTCTTGAAGAAGAATGGCATCATGATTCAGGAGGATCCTATACTATTAATTCAGGATCTATCATGTTAGATGATATTGTTGAGTGGACTGATAAAGAACTATCAAAATGGAAAGACTGCAATAGGACTGCATGGGACATGTGGCAATTTAAATACAAACGTGATGCTGAAAAGTTTATAACCTTATTTCATTTAATATGGCAGCATTAAGATATAAAGTTGAAAACGATATTGTGAAAGAAATTCACAAGGTAGTAGTTCATCAATTTACAATGGGCGACGTTGAAGATCCAGATTTGTATGCCGCGGAACCTCTGTGGAACTGGCAAGAGAGTGAGCAAGGTAAGTTTGTCATGGACCATGCTGTTGATAAACCTGTGTGGCACAGGCAAGTAGATGCCCAAACTTATGGGCACCAGTATATTATAGTAGCAGAACTCGAAGCAAAAAAACTAAGTGAATTTTATCTAAGATGGGGCAAAGATGGAAATAATAAGATACGGTGAAACCTGTACCGTTAAACAAGCAAACTCAAGCAAAACAGTAGAAGCTGTAGTATTTGAATTTAAAGAAAGAAAAAATCTCACTGTGGTGTTAAATAAAAGTGTTAAACTTCCAATGACTTGGAATGGTAAATTATACGAAGGAAAGATGGCTGGCATTGATTTTACCAGTGCAGGACCATCTATTAACAAAACAACAAGTGGTCGTGGATGAAAAAACTTTTAATAGGATTACTACTATATACCGTATTGTCTAGTCAGGCTGGTAGTATAGAATTGTATAATTTTACCAATGCTACGTCTATTGTTAGAAATCAACACACCGAAGTTGTTTCTATTGCTAGCATTACAAAGTTATTTACAGCATCGTTGATTCTCAATGAAAATCTAGACCTAAATGAAAAGGTTAGAGTTCAGGGTAAAAGTACAGGAAAATTTCCTGTCGGATCAATGGTTACTAGAATTGAATTAATGAAGGCAATGTTAATTGCAAGTGATAACAGATCAGCAGATACATTGGCACATACGTATCCAGGTGGATACCAGAAGTTTATTAGAGATGTTAACGATATGGCAGGTGTTATAGGATTACAAAATACCAAAATTGAAGATGCAAGTGGATTAGGATCTGGTAATGTTAGTACCGCAGAAGATCTAGTAAACTTTGTTTGGAGTTTAAGAAATCAGCCATTAATAATTTCGTTGTCATCGAGTCCTAATGAAAAACTTCACTACGAAAATAAAAAGAAACAGATAGTATTACCTATTAAAAATACCAATCCAGATATAGTAAAATATAATAATATACTGATCAGTAAGACAGGGTTTACAAATGCCGCAGGTAGATGTTTAGTAATGTTGATTACGTATGAGAACGATATATACGGATTAGCTATATTAGGGGAAAAAACTCCCAAGACTAGATCAAAAATAGTTAATGATCTAATGAATTCAATGTAAGGGTTATAATGGAAGCACAATTTAAAGTTGGCGATAAAGTAGAAAAAACAAGTGGATACAGGTGGCCGGGCGTTGTAGTATCAGTATTTGATACGTTATCAAATGAACGCAGGGTAGTAGTAGAATGTACTGTTTTAGAAATTGCAGGGGCCCTGCATATCTATAACGAAAAACAATTAACTTTAGTAGATTAATATGAATCCTTTTAGAGACCAAGAAAAATTTATGCGGGCCTGCGATCAAACCGTAGACTCATTTGATGAACTACAGTATGCAATGTATGTTAACCTTATCAATGAAGAACATCAGGAATTGTTAGAAGCTACATTATCAGAAGATAGAGTAGAACAATTAGACGCACTGATTGATATTTTAGTTGTTACTATTGGTGCTATCCATAGCATGGGTGCAGATGCAGAAGGTGCATGGAAAGAAGTAATGAAAACCAACTTTGCCAAGATCGATCACGAAACTGGCAAAGTTCGCAAACGTGAAGATGGTAAAGTTTTAAAACCCGTGGGCTGGGTACCGCCCGATCTCAAATCATTTGTTTAAAGGAGAGTAAAAATGTTTGGAACAACTTATACAGGCGGAATGTCATATCGTTCTGCCAGCGAAATCAACTCAGCAATGGGTCGTGTCTATGGACACATGAGCCTTGCTGTTATTGTATCAATGATGGTTAGTTATTGGGTAGGAACGACTCCAGAATTATTACAATTCTTTTTTACCGGTGTGTTAAAATGGATTGTGATCTTTGCACCGCTAGTGGCAATCTTTGGTATTAGCTATGTGCTGGGCAACAATCCCAGCAAAAGTGTAGCGCAGTTATGCCTACATGGCTTTGCGGCATTAATGGGTCTGAGCTTTGCCACTATCTTTGCTATTTTTACTATGGGTAGTATTGTCAGTGCTTTTATGGGTGCGGCAATCTTGTTTGGTGTTATGAGTGGCTATGGTTACTTTACCAAACGTAGTCTGGATAGCCTTGGTAAGTTTATGTTTGTTGGATTGATCGCTATTGTGATTGCCAGCATTGTTAATATCTTTATTGGCAGCACAGTAATGCAGATGGTAATCTCTGCACTGGCAATTATCATCTTTCTAGGATTGACAGCTTATGACACACAAAAGATACGTGAAGAAGTCAGTTACAATACCAGTGATGTTGTGGAAATTCGTGGCGCTCTAACTCTTTACATGGACTTTATCAACTTGTTCCTAAACTTGTTACAACTTTTTGGCGATAGAAAATAATGCGTGAATTTATAAACATTGTAGAAGGTCTTGTCATTACCGACGACTGGTTCAAGGACGGTGGTTTTAAAACCTACAAGCGCCCTGTTGGAGAACGTTATGAGATTGCAGACGAGCCGGGCACTATTGACACACTGGAAGGTCCAGTTAAGTATCCTGCAGGCTACTATATTATGACTGGACCAAAAGGTGAGCAGTATCCAATTACTCCAGAAAAGTTTGCTGAACTTAAAGATGATCTAGGCGATGGCATTTGCACACCAAAGAAGATTGTCAAAGTAGCTAAACTTGCTGATCACTCCGGATCGGTTGACACAAGCTGGGGAGAGAAGTTATACTATAACACAGACGAAGACGTTATTGTCCGTCACGGTGAAAACGACTACGGTGTAGTCAAGAAAGATATATTCGCACAAACATACGAAAGAGTGTAATGGCACAACACACAAACTACTGGAGTTGTACTCCTTTTGCAGACTGGATTCGCGGCACTAAAAAACTTAGCGCAGGTACCAGCGAGGAATGGGATGACTGGACCACTCGGGCTCAAATGAAACATAACTTCCGCTACTGGCTTGCGGAAGAAGCACTTGGACATATCCAAGATTTTGTTACATGGCCTATAAGGACTCTATATGATATCAAGTACTACATTAACAACCGTTGGGTTAGTCGCACTCATAGCCTTACCGCTCATCCCCGGGATATTAAGCCGGGTCAATGGCAGGATGTGGGGAACCGCTTTTTGCCTTGCTTATTCAATGAGCTGGTTGATTTTGTTGAGATAGAATCAGCTTGGAGCCACATTGCCTGGGGTGATAAAGAAGCCCGTGCAAAATACAATCCCCCATTCTGGGCAAGTGGTTGGTTCCGTTGGCGTGTATGGCGCTGTCCTCAGGCAGGCTTAGATCATCTTGACTGGGCCGTAACATTAACAATGGGTTCGGACTGGGGTATAGAAGAAACTGATCCTAACCACGGCAAGCCTACTAGACAAGCAGAACGTGCCAAAGAAATTAAAGAGTTATACACATGGTGGACTGTGACTTATCGCAACCGCCCTGACCCATATGATGCAAGTGGCTGGACAGACTACTGTGAAGCAAGTAGAATAGCTAATGGCGGCAAGTTAAGTTTTAGGAGTGACAGGAGTCCTGAACTTGAAGAAATGAGCAATAAGTCACACAAGCTACTACAAGAAATCGAAGCAGCCTACGAAGCAGAAGATGAAGCCATGATGATCCGACTTATTAAAGCAAGAGATAGTCTATGGACTTAACTAAACTCTGTTGTAAAAAGCCAAAGTCGTACTCAGAAAAGTACGACTGTTACTATTGTGAATCGTGCAATGTGTGGTCTGAGGACATCTGTACTGACCGTGATTGTGAATTTTGTAATAACCGACCATTAACTCCAAATGAGCAAAGTATCAAGCAGTCCTGACCGGAATACCTTTCAAAAAGAAGGTTATATTAAACGCTGTGAAGAAGAAGGCAAGTTGCCCAATCCCGACTATATTCAAATGTATAAAACTTGGCGTGAACAGGATGAGGCTAATCTAGAAGATCCTGCATGGCAAAAAGATAATATGCAGTATGATCTCCGTAGCACAGAATGGATTTGTGTCAAGGTTAAAGAAAGTCGAGTCTACTCTCAAAATCTATATGCCGCAATATGCAACAATGACTTCCAAAAGTTAGCTGTTATTCCTATCCTTAAGGATCAGCGGTGGAGTGCCTCGTGGAGAAGTGCTGGGGGCATTATTGCCGACATGCGTGAAGAAGGTGATTATATTGACTGGTATTGTAGTGGTATCCGAGGTAACGACGAAATAACACCTGAAGAATTTACCATACTGACTGAAGAGCAACAAATTTTTTACAAAGAGGGACAGGCATTTGTCTCCGAGAGTGTAGTAACTGATGAAATACGAGAAGATCTTAAACAACTAGGGTGGATAGTTGTAGACCAAAACAATGAGTTCTAATTACCCCATCCAACTTCTTTAATAATAGGGATCCATTTTTCTCTTAGTTTCATCATACTGGCTTTAAATCCTTGAGGTGTTTGTTCTTTAGGTTCAGCAAACATGAGATTATCACGTAAGAATCGTTGACCTTCGTTAGAACGAATAGCAGTAGTAAAGTTAGTTACATACCAATCGACAATTTCTTTATTTGTATTTTTAGGTAACACAATACCCCAGGCGGCATAAACATTCATTCCTGGAATTAGATCTTTCATTAAAGGCACATCTTTAATAGCATCAATTTTATATTCGCTACACAAAGCAATGATCTTAATTTTACCTGATTGTGTTAGTGTGTTAGCAACCGCTACAGGTATAATGCCAAACTCTACATGCCCGCCTGCTACATCTTGAGCTGCCTGTGCCGGTCCTTTGTAAGGAACTGTTTTAACCAGTGATCTATTGCCTTTGATATTATACATCATGTACTCATAGGCCAGTTTATGGGCACCCGATCCTGCGGCAATGTTAAGAGGTGTATCTGTGTTTTTAACTCTGTCTAAAAACTCACGAGGTGTGTTAACGGTGCTGGCAGAATTGGCAATAATAGCAAGAGGACTCTTTGCCAGTGTTATAACATATTCAAAATCATCCAATGTATATTTTTTGTTTTCAGGATTAGCAAAATCAGCAGTAACCCATATTCCCTGATGGCTAGGTACAGAAATGTGATATCCATCATTGGGCAATTTAACAAAATGATTCATACCAATAGTACCATCACCTCCGGGCCGATTTTCTACAATAAAATTAATCTTTGGATTGGCTTTTTCAATGATGCTACTAATTCCTCTAAAACTTAATTCGTTGCCCGAACCCGGGGCAAATCCAATAACTGCTGTTATAGGTTTAGTTGGCTCCCAGGCATGTGCCGATGTGGCAATCAGTGCTACTGCTATTACTTTAATAACGTTACTAATATATCTGACCATTTTTTGTTTACCTCAATCCTTTGTCCAAAGTGTTGTTCTACCCATTTGGGTGTAAAATAATTCCATGTTAAATCGTGTTCGCTGGCAAATTGTAAAATATTATTATTTTGTTTACCAATCTCACCTAACATAGTTGCGCTGTCTTTGTATGCTACATAACTAGGATACTTGATACTAAATCCGCCTGCTTCGTGCCACCAAGCATAGCTGGCCATGTCTGGTCTATAAACTAACATAATCCAATCATCGGAAAACTGTTGTCTAACTAGATCTAACTTATAAGCCCAGTCATGACTTTTAACAATACGTGTACCACCTTGCTCTGCCCAGGCATAGTCAATGTAGCGTTCATCAAGGTAGGCTTCTAGTTCCATGTCTTTTCCAAAGTAAGCACCTTGGTGACCACTGTATTGGTTATGGTTATATAACCTAGCAGGAGTACGATCGCTGGTATTAAAACCATCTAGTTGTTCTAGTGTTTGAGCAATACCACTCCACCGACTACCCGGCACTCCAGTAAAAAATATTCTGTTAGGTAACATAGTATTAAATATATATTTAATGAACATATGACAGTCGATCAAAATTATCTCAATCAATACTTCGGAAATGTATGGCACAAAAACAGTGACCCTTGTCGAAAGGATACTAAATCAGGACTACAGCTTGTTGACAAAATAGGCAACTATGAAACAGTTATAGATGTAGGTTGCGGTACAAATCCTTTTAAAAGAGTTATTCCTAATCTTGTAGGTATAGATCCTGCGTTTGATCAAGCAGATGTAAAATGCACAATAGACGAATTTACAACAGATCAAAAGTTTGACGTGGCACTATGCCTGGGCAGTATTAACTTTGGTAATATTGCAGATATAGAAAGACAAATACAAAAGGTTGTCGATTTGTTAGAACCGCATGGCAGGATTTACTGGCGTTGTAATCCCGGGCAAAAAGATCACCCCGATCCGGGCTGTGAACAAATTAACTTTTACCCCTGGAGCATAGAGGAGCATGTTCGCCTAAGCACCAAGTTTGGATTCAGACTCATGGAATGTTGCTGGGAACAAGAAGGCCGTAGAATCTACGCCGAATGGCATAGACAATAAACTAATTTTATGCTATACTAAAACTATGAGCAAACCCGTAGTTCTATCCGAAGCAAACTGGCTTAAAATCTACAATCAAATTGCCAAAGAGTATCCTCCTAGTGTGTTGTTAGTTCGCAACAAGATGCGAGAAGTTTTGGGTTTTACTTCTAGAACACACCAAGAATGGTTTAAACACGATGTTGATCGTAGAGACGTTAGTTACAATACCAACTATTGTGTAACACGTATCCATTTGGATTTTTTCAATGAACCAAAACGTACAATGTTTTTACTCAAATATTCGGACATAATTGGTAAAACCGACTCTTGACATAGAGTAAAAATCAGTGTATAATAACTACATACACTAGCAAACAAGGAGTACTTTATGGCAATAGTAGCAGGCGTTAAGATTAAACCCAAAGTTAAAAAAGAAAAAGTCACTAGCGTAAGCATCCGTGAGAATGCCAAGCGAGATTACAGTCCAAAATGGGATGGTGCCTACGATTGGAGTGGAGTTCAATTTACACGATTCTTCCATTCTGCTATGGCTTGGTATCGTTTGGAAAAGTCTACTAAAGAATTAAAGCCGTCTGTTATCAACTGGATGGGACATAATGGCTACGACAAAAATGTTATTAGAGCATTTAAAGATACCAAAGACAGCCGTTGCGGAACCACAATGGGGGCATTGGCGGCCTGCCTGTTACGGGGTATGCCAGCGGTTCACGCAGGTTTTAACGAAGGTAAGAATTCAGCAGATTGGCTCAAGGTAGAAATCCAAAAAGTTATTGATCAAGGTGCAGACGATGAGGTCGAATCCAACGAGCCAGTTAAGGCAGCTAAGATCACAGCAGTTTATGTTCCTAGTATTCAAGATCGTTTGCGTGAAACTGCAGGTGGTATGAGTGAGGAAATTGATGCGGCCATTGACAGTTGGATCATTGACCCAGAAGCATTTAATCCCAAAGACATTAAAGTTGTTAATCTTCTCAAAGGCAAGGGTGCCAAGGCTGCTCACTCACGTATCATCAAAGGTTATTTCCAACGTAACTACGATGAACTATTAGAGTTGTCTAGTGGGAAGGCAGACGATCAGTTGAAAGAAGCATACAAGCATAACAGTCGCAAGAACGTTAATAAATTGATTGAATTTTACAATGCTATTATGGCAGCATGTGAGCAAATTGCCGCCGAGCAGAAAGTGCTTAAGAAGCCACGTGCTACTAAAATTAAGCCTGCAGAGGAAGTTGTTAAGAAACTCAAGTTTATGTTGACTGATACTAAATTAGGTGTAACATCAGTGCCTCCTGCTACTATTATTGGTGCTCAAGGTGTTGTTGTACTCAATGTTAAAACACGTAAGATTGGTTATTACATTGCTAAGACTAGTGCAGGCTTTGGAGTTAAAAACAGTAGTATTACTGAATTTACTGAAAAGAGTACGCAAAAGACTCTGCGTAAACCTTCAGAACAGATCAAAGAGTTCAAAGAGCAGAATACGCAGAAGCGTTTTGAAACTTGGTTTGCTAAGAGTGTTAAAACTACAGAGACAGTGTTGAATGGTCGCTTTAGTGAAGACATTGTTATTCTGAAAGTATATAAGTGATCAAACTTTTAAAAGTTATCGGGCTTGCATTTGTTTTTATAGGACTTGTATTGGCCATGGTGGGATTAATTGTTGTAGGTAATCATTTGCCGAGACAAAAGGTATATGATTGCAGTTTAGCAGAGTTCCATCCTGACTATCCAATTCAGGTTAAAGAAGAATGTCGAAGAATGAAATTGGTTAAAATTGTTTAAGGAAGTATCATGACAGGTTGGGAAACAATTCAAAAAATTAAACAGGTTGAACAAGAAGTTGACAAACTTGGCTTTAAATTCAGTAAGAGCAAGCACGGTGATTGGACTGACAATCACGGTGCCCTAAGCCTTGTGCCAAAAGACACAGAAGCTCTACCAATTTACACACGAGATGCTGAACTGTTTGTAGGCAGTCTTGAGCGTCTAGAAGATTGGCTAGCTGGAGTAAGGTGGGCACGTGAGTATGATAAAATGTTAAAACTGAGTAACGACTCTAAGAGAGAACGCAAAGAACAAGATGTTCGAAATCATCGATTGTTAAAGACCATTAAAGATAGTAAAATTCCAGAAGGAGTTAAAACGTGAGTACAGAACAAGACAAATATAAAAATAGCAGACGTAGACTCAAAGATGAAAATGCTGTAAAGAGGCAGACAAAGATTGCCAAAGAGTACGGAGTGCCGGTTAAGGAGCCGCACAAGTTTGCCAAAAGGCATGCTATGAATTGTGGTAATCCGAATTGTGTAATGTGCGGCAACCCCAGGAAAACTTTTAAAGAACTAACACAACAAGAAAAGCGGCTATTCCAAGATGTAGACACCACTACCGATAAACACAGTAATGGATTAAAAAATGACCAAGAAGATTTACTATGAAAAAGTTGGCCGCAGGTATGTGCCTGTTGCAGAATATGATAATGAATTTATGGATAGCTTTACAAAAGGCAATCACTTAGTCATGTGCTACCCTGGGGGGTCCAGCCGTAGGTTTAACATTCAACCTGACTATGCCGCGCTGATTGCCGCAAGTCGGGTAGCTGAAGATGCTATGACTCGGGCCATTAGTCAGGCCAGCGAACTTCGTCCTAAACAAACTCCTATTACTGAAGGACAGCGCAAGGCCTGGAAGAAATTGGCAAAAGAGTTCGGTGATGAGTTAGCTACCTTGAATATTAATTGTTCTCGAGATATTGCCGAAGCAGGCATAAAGGCTTTACAAGACGAAGCAAATATGTTATACTTAAACCCAGCAGTGAAGAAAGCGTATGAACAGTTCATACTAATATGTCAACTAACCAAGGAATCAAAATGATCACGATGAAAGAATGGATGGAACTGGTCGACTACCGTATTACAGAAGGTAGTGACTACGGATGGCAATGTTACGGTGATAATTCTTATACACTAGATTCGTGGAACGGTGTTCACGGTAAGGGCGGATACAGTTTCAGTATTGTGTTCAGCACTAAGACACAAAAAGTCTACGAAGTAAGTGTGTGCGACTACACCAATGATCGTGCGTATCGCATGATCAATCCTAGCAAGATTGAAAAGCATAATAAGGAAGCCGAGTCCCGTGATGTGAATCTAAATGAAGCATGGGATGATGTTGACTACGTAGACTTAGAAGTAGATGACGATTTTATCCAAAAATGTCTAGCTATTAAGGCAGGTAAGGATTATGAAAACACCGTGAGCGTTCCGCTGGATCTACCCGATGACATGTTGCTAGAAGCCGCAATGAATGCACATCGTCAGAATATTACTCTTAACGAGTACATTAACAATGTACTAAAGGATCTGCTAGAAGAATTTAAGCATGATCCAGAAGGCCTTAAACTTAAAGCAGCTCGCTGGAAAGAAGAAAATGACATTGCCTGATGAAAGGTATCGGGCAGTAGTACAGACTGAAAAATTTCTAAAAGAGATTCTCAGTACTCCACGAGTTCCTAAAGCAATTAAGGATGGTGCTCGTGCCATGTTGCGACACTACCCCAATGAATTGGATATGAAGGAGGCTGCTAGATATACTCCTTATGTATTTGCAGTAAGAATGGAACCTTTATATAGAATGGTAAAACAATATGAGCAAGACAAGGCAACTGACAATTGATGGTGAAACTGCTGATCGTATTACAGTTTTAAATCTTCAAGATTATCGAGCATATCTTAAAAAAGAATTAAAAGACTGGAAAAAGAATCCCAAGACAGATTCTAACCCAGATGGGTACTGGTTACATCCAGGAGATGTAACGGACAATATTCTATCAATTGAAGCATTAAACTTAATCATTAAACACTTCGGAAAAGAATAATGAAACAAGAACTAGATAAACTGTTGTGCGAACGATATCCCAAGATGATGGTGAATCGTAATTTGCCCATGCAGGAAACTTGTATGTGCTGGGGATTTGATTGTAGGGATGGTTGGTTTAACATCTTGGATCAGCTCATGGGTAATATCCAACATCACATTGATTGGAAGAATAAAAAAGAAGAAGTTGTAGCACAAGTCACACTGGACCAAGTTAAAGAAAAGTTTGGTACATTGAGATTCTACTACACCGGTGGGGACGACTATATTGACGGAATGGTTACTATGGCAGAAAGCATGAGCGGTGTTACCTGTGAAGAATGTGGTAACCCGGGCAAGCGTATTGGTGGCGGTTGGGTTACTACATTGTGCGAAGAACATGCAAAAGCCCGAGATATAATATATGACGAGGATTTGTAAAATGTCTGCTTATATGTGTTACTTTGATAGTCTAGGGTTTGAATGGATTTTTAATGTTACTGATTATGAAAAGAAAAAGGTCATGGCATACCTAAAAGGCGAGAAAAAGGTTGACTTGCCTATACCAAGATATGCTATAGTAAGAGCTCAGGCAAATCCTCAACGTTTTCCAGAAATTTGGGCATTTGAGAGTGACATGGAATACGAAGAAATAAAAATTTATTCAGAAGAAGCACCACAAGCACTAGTAGATGCTATTCGAAAGTGTGGACGTAATATATTTAAAACAGTAAGAGATGAAAGTGTAATTGTATGAAAATTGGATTAAGCTATAGCCGTTGTGTTTTGGACATCGTGGAAGGTCGTGTGGCCATGGAAGATGTACTGGTATTGATTACTCGTACAGATTTTGATCCACGTGATGACGAACAATGGGCGGGAATTTGGCAGGGATATTGTCTAGGCGGAGCAAGTAATACCGAGTGGGAACATTACGACTTCCACAGCAAAGACGATGAGGACAAATTCCGCAGTGTGAGCATTATGCTTTACGAAGATGGCAAGATACATCAACCTAGAAAATTTGGCGCCCGTCCGCAACGGCGACCTGAGTTTTGGCTTGAAACAATATTGCCTAGTGACGAACTAGATTGTAACCCAATGGCTAAACAAGCCTGGAATAAATTTCAAACAGTAGCCGGCCTTACAGGTATTAAATTAGACAAGGATTACCAATGAAGGAATTTTTAAGATTTATTATTTGGCAATGGAACAAAAGTGAATTTTGGCAAAAAGTTTTTATAATTATTACAATATTTACAATATCATCCATTGCAGTACCTCCGCCATATAGTACATATATTGTTATAGCATCACTATCTGTTGTATATTGTTTTATGTGTAAATGGTGGATATGGGATAGACTGATTCTTGCCTACAAAGAATTTAAAAAGGAAAAACTGGACCTTTTTGAAACAATTAAAACTTCAGATACAAAATAAGGAAAAATATGCTTGTACCAATGGTAATTGAAAAAACAGGACAGGGCGAACGTGCGTTTGACATTTTTAGTCGATTGCTTAACGAACGCATTGTGTTCCTTAACGGTGGAGTAGATGATGCAAGTAGTAATCTTATTGTTGCACAGATTCTACATTTAGAGAGTGCCGATTCTGAGAAGGATATTCACTTTTATATTAACAGCCCTGGTGGTGTTATCACTGCTGGTATGGCTATCTATGATGTTATGCAATTTGTCAAACCTGATGTATGCACCTATGTACTAGGTCAGGCATGTAGCATGGGATCATTCCTTGCACAAGCAGGTACACCGGGCAAGCGTTATATGTTACCACATGCTCGTCATATGATTCATCAGCCAAGCGGCGGAGCTCGAGGTATGCAAAGTGACATTGCTATTCAATACCAAGAGATTACTAAGATGAAAGATATGCTTACTAAGTTATATGTTGAACATAATACAGCAGGTAAAAACTATGCAGATTTTGAAAAAGATATGGATAGAGATACCTTTATGAGTGCAGAAGAAGCATTGGCCTATGGGTTATGCGATAAAATTGTTTCTCGACGATAGGCTTACTAAATAGTAGGCAGCGGACTTTCACGCACATTCATCCCGCTTTATAAACTCTGCATGTCGTCAAACTTGCTACCTTACAAAGGAGACTAGAGATGGCAAATCTACAACCCGTACTTTATAAGTACACTTCAACAAAAGAATATCACGACGCCTTTCCCTGTGCGTATCGCCAATGGCGAGCTGATAGTCACTGTAATCTAATTCACGGCTATTCATTTAGTATGAAATTTTACTTTGGCACCAACGACCTGGATGTCCGTAATTGGGCGGCTGACTATGGCGGTTTAAAAGAACTAAAGAAAACTCTAGAAGATCAATTTGACCATACACTTATTGTAGCCGCAGATGATCCAGAAATGGCTACATACAATCTGTTAGTAGAAAAGAAAATGGCGAAAGTAGTTGTATTACCAAGATTAGGTTGTGAAGGTCTTAGTGATATGCTTTACAAGTATGTTAATGCTGTTTATATTCCAGAGATGTGGGGTCCAGGCGAGGCTGCTAGACTTTGGTGCTATCGTGTAGAAGTACGTGAGACACAGGCCAATATGGCATTCCGTGAAGGTCATCGCGAATGGAATGAGGACTTGTTTGCGTGAATAGCTTAGAACGTATTTGGGCAAGGGCAACTGGTCATCTAATGGGCAATACCGATGATGACCGCCCAGACGTTCCTATCCTAACATTAAGAGAAGCCCGATGGGCTTTGTTCTTTAAAACATTCTGGGTAGCGATACACGTTGTTACCTGCTTTTTTATTATGGCAAATACTATTCGTCATTGGTGATTGACAAATCATATAAAATAGTGTAAAATAGTAACATGTCTACATTTACTATTGCTCCTCTTATTGCAAAGCCTGTAATATCAATGTCTGCACAACCTGCAAACAATATCATATTTCACGCAGGTCAGACAGAAATGCTAAAAGTTACCGAAGATGGGTTTTATGTTAGAGGTGTAAAAATAGAAGCAGACGAAAAAGAAGCCAAAGAAGTTTTTCGCGCATTTAAACAATTTTTAGTTTACCATGCACTTACAAAGGAATATTAATGTCAAAATGGACTGTTACAGTTGAAGAAGCAGAGGACGGTAGTGGAGATCTTGTGATGCCATTGCCCCAAGAATTCTTGCAAATTCAGGGCTGGGTCGAAGGAGATACTTTAGAATGGTTAGACAACAAGGATGGCTCATGGAGCCTTCAGAAAGTTAAAAGTGAACAGAAAGACACGTAACGCTCTGTTAGCAGAGTTGACTCAAGAGGCATGGCATCATGCTATTACTGGTCAACAATTACTTAAACGTATTCGAGAATTAGAAGCTTATTTTTGGCACATTGATGCAATCGAAGACAAAACAAACAACATTCCGGAGTTAAAGAATGACAATCAAAAAAATCGGGTTTGCCTGCAAGTGGATTGACCATGCAGAACAAGTGGATGGCATCAAACCCAAAGATGATGCTAAAAAGTATAACACAGGTAGTACCACCGTTGCTTGGTTAAATAGACAAAGCAAGGAAGTTGCGGAACAAAAACTCTATGACCTAATGACTGGTAATATTGAGAGTGTCCGTAAACTTGTTGAAAAAGTAGGAACACTTGATGAAAATCTTAGAATGGTACGACTCGGCAGCGATATATTGCCTGTTTACACTCAGCGTGATTGGTCTTGGTTTTGGCGGACTAGCGACGTTAGAGCATATCTCGAAAGAGAATTTAGAACCGTGGGAGATGCGGCTCGCAAGAACGGTGTTAGGCTGTCTTTTCATCCTGGTCAGTTTACTGTGCTGGCAAGCGATAACCCAGATATTGTAGATCGAAGTATAGAGGAATTTGAATATCATGCTGACATGGCACGTTGGATGGGTTACGGCAGAACCTTTCAGGACTTTAAAATCAATGTACACATATCGGGTAGAGCCGGTCCCGCCGGTATCAAAGCAGCTATCCCAAGACTCAGCCCCGAAGCAAGAAACTGCCTCACAATTGAAAACGACGAAATCTCTTGGGGTATCGATTCGAGCCTAGAGTTAGCCAACGATTGTGCTCTAGTTTTAGACATACATCACCATTACATACACACAGGAGAATATATTGAAAATAATGACGACCGTATTAAAAGGATTATTGATAGTTGGCGCGGCGTGCGTCCTGCTTGTCACTACAGTGTATCTCGCAAAGATTTACTCACAGGTCATTCCCCAACCCAGTTACCCAATCTTCAGACCCTCTTAGAAAGTGGTTACAAAAAGGGAAAGCTCAGAGCACATAGTGATTTCTACTGGAATACAGCAGTCAACGAATGGGCTCTGAGCTTTCTAGATCAATTCGACATCATGGCCGAATCGAAGGGCAAAAACTTAGCCAGCTTTGCATTACACAAGCAGGCTAAAGAATTAAACCTTCTTTGAAACAGCGGCCTTCTTAGCAGGGGCTGCTTTTTTTGCGGCTGGCTTAGCTGGAGTTTCTGCCTTAGGAGCACGTGGTTTACGGGGCTCCTTGGCAACCGGAGCAGCTACTACTGCTTCAATTCCAACTGGCATTGGTGCAACTGTGTTATCTGCTACTACTACCGTAGCGGCAACAACTGCAGGTGCTAGTTCAACTGTAGCTTCTACAATCTCATTTTCTCGAACAACAGGTGTTTCAACTTCTGTTTTCTTTTCATCACGAAAGAAGAACCACCAAAGTGCGGCGGCAAGTACTACAAGTGCTAAAATAATTTCCATTTTTAAATTCCTTTAAATTAAAGTATACTTTATTTAACCTCTATAAATACCATTGGGGAAAATAATATGTCTAAAAATAATGAACTTGTAGTTGAAGAGATACCCGAGGATGACGATGATGATTTTAGTGATACAGACTACGGTTTTATCATTGACGCAAACGGTGAACTAAAAACTATGATGCTTCCAGAGGAATTAATGAACAATCCTCCTAGTTCTATTAAAAAAATACTAAAAATATTTGGTATTAAAGATATACATCAGTTTGAGCCAAGAACCCTACACTAAACAAGACTAGCATTTTAGGTAAATACCGTATAAGGTAAATTCCTAAAATATGCCCGCTCTATCAACTTTAACCACGACTCAAACGGTTACTCTTTCTGTTTTAAATATTAATCAAACAGTTACTCCGTTTGCGCTAATTACCGCGACGGGTGGTACAACACCGCTATTGTATTCAATTACACCCGGCATATTTACTGGATTAAATTTTAGTACATCTACTGGGATAATTACAGGAACTCCTACAACATTAACGGATGATATTACGTATCAAATAACTGTCAGTGATTCGGGTGGGGGGCTTGATTTACAAACTGCCAGTTATTCGTTTACATTAGCAGTAGTTAACCGATTACTTACATCTTTAGACATTGCAAATTCAACATTAACTGCTAGTATTCCCACAGCACCGATTGTACCCGTAACAGTTGCTGGCGGCTACAAGACAAAAACTTGGTCTATTAGTCCAAATTTACCAGAGGGATTAAAATTTAATTCAGTGACTGGTTCTATTTCTAATGCTTCTAGGCTAGCAACTACTGCAACCCAGTATTTGATTACAGCACAAGACCAGGCAAATTTTAGAAGCACCGGTACATTTACTTTAACCATTTTGCCTTTTAAAGGTCTAGACGTACCACAACCTTGGGAAACTACTGGCACAATCGGTACATTAGTTCCCGGAGAAATTAGCGAATTATATGTTAAGGGACAGTTTTCTACATCCACTGTATATACAACTTATTCATTAATCAGTGGTTCATTACCTAATGGACTTACTTTAAATAGAGACGGCACGATCAGCGGAAGAGTCGATGTTAATACCGCAGTTACTACTGCAACGTCTACTAGTAGTTTTGTAGTGGCTATCAGTGATACCAACAATAATAATTTGTTAAGAGGAGCGTTTTCAATAAATCTTCGTCAAACTAGTAGTTCAACTTACACAGAAATATACGCAAAACCACTTTTAAAACAAAGTAAACGCACCGAATTTTTAGAATTTATTAGAAACAAAGAAATTTTTATACCCAATCTATTATACAGACCAGTTGATCCTAATTTTAGTAAACAAGAAGAATTAAAACTTGTTATAGACTTTGGTGTTGAAAGATTATCAACAACTGGTTATGCCAATTTAATGCAGACCAATTTTGATAGACGGAAAATTTCACTGGGCGGATTAAAAACGGCCGTGGCTAGAAACACTGACGGCACTGTAAGACATGAAATAATTTATGTAGAAGTGATAGATAAACACGTTAATTTAGATAGAATTAGTGTACCTAAAGAAATAACATTCAATAAAAATACATACTATCCGTCTAGCATACTAAACATGAGGGCAAAACTTGCCACTGAGGCAAAATTCACCACAGTAAGAAATCCTAGCTTTACAAACTTTTTGCAGGAAGGTGACTTGGTTAAACCGGGGTATATTGCATTTGTTCCACTATGCTTTACCTTGCCCGAAAAAAGTGCCACTATAATTAGAAAAATAAACGAAAGTGGTTTTAAATTTAATACATTTGATTTTGAAATAGACCGGGTTATAGTGCAAAATGCACTAAACGAGTCTGGGGCTAAATATCTATTACTGAACAGGAGTTCAAGGCTCGCATAGGTTAAAAACCACTAAATAGTGTAAGTGAAAAAACAAACATGACAACACCACGTCCGGATCTCGTAAATTTACCGCAGTTAACAACGCCTAGCGAAGCGAACACTCTTATTGTTGTTCAAGACTCAGCTGTAGCGCAGTATCTTACTGTTCCACAAGCACGAGCATTACTAAGTTTAACTGTTGGTTATTCTGGATCAAGGGGACAAGTTGGGTATGTAGGTAGCACACT